AGAAGGCGAAATGTTGCTTGATGCAGTTATTGAAAGTTGGAACACAGAAGCACCGAACAAGCGTATTGATTTTAACGTGAAATTTTATAAATTAGACGATTTAAATGCATTTATAGAAAATGGGAAAGTATAAATATGTATTAGAAGAGGATTATAAATTATATGTACCAGAACTAACTGGACAACATCTTATAACTGCTTATTTTACATGTGAATACGGACACTGTACAATTAAAAAAGGGTATGCATGGGATGGTTGTACTGGAGTTCCTGATACATCTAAAACATATTATGCTAGTTTAGTACACGATGCGTTATATCAATATGGTAAAGTAATAGGGTTAAAGCAGTTAGTAGCTGACAGATGGTTCTTATACCTACTTAAAAAACACCAATTCAGATTGTATTGGTTATATTATGCAGGTGTAAGGGTATTTGGATGGATGTATTATTTAACTTAGTATACTATAAGTACAATAAAATTAATAAATTAAAATGGCAAATACAACAATTATACATGTACCAGTACAGTCTGTTAACGGGCTTACTGGTACTGTTGTACTAAATAGTACAAGCATCGGAGCAGCTCCTTTAATGCATACCCATACTGAGAATGATATAACTGATTTAGGTAACTACATAGTGGACGCTCCATCAGATGGTAAGAGGTATGGTAGGAGAAATGCAGTATGGTCTGAAATAGAGTCTTCTACAGGAATAGAGGAAGTTCCAGTAGGAGCATATTCGTACGTAAGAAAATACGGGCAATGGACAAGACCTAGGATTATATCTAGTGGGGTAAGTTCTACTACGATAGGAATACAAGTAGAAGGATCTGATATATCTGATCAGTACTCTATACCTTCAGCAACTTCCTCATCTGCTGGTTTAATGAATGCTTCTGACAAGGAAAAGCTGAACGGTCTAGTAAATATCTCTAATACAGATTCTTTATCTGAAGGAGCTATAAATAAATACTATACGGATTCTAGAGTTTCATTAAATACTAGCGTAGTAGCTAATACAAATAAAGTTGGAATTCCAATTGGTGGAACTACTGGACAAGTACTTTCTAAAAATACCTCCAGTAATTATGATGTAACTTGGACAACTCCTTCAGGAGGGGCGACTGGAACTAATTTATCTATTACTCACAATGCAAGTACAGTAAATATAAATTCTAGTACAGGTTCTGATGTAATCTTGAATGCGGCTACTATTTCTTTAGCTGGAGCAATGACATCCTCTGATAAAGTCAAATTAACTAATGTAAGTACCTATACTAGATCCAGTACGGTGAAATCCTTTTTACCATCTGAAACTAACGAAGATATACGGGATTACTTTAATGCTTTGGACTCTAATTTAAATGATAAAATATTAAATATTAATTTTGGCACAGGAACCCGTACTTTCAAAGGAGCAGGTTTAACCCGTGAATTTTTAAATCTTAGTAAATTTTATAACGGTATTGTAATAATAGATTTATCTACATTAAGTGGATTTACTTTTAATTCTGGTGGTACGGTATTTATGGTATTACCAAATAAAGAATGCGAAGTTGTAATAAAATTAGGATCTTACACTGCTAATATAAATATAGATACTGCTAATAATAATGAGTGTGTTATATTTGGAACAGATACATCTACATCAGTTGGACGTTCTGTTACTATAATAGGAGATACTTCTAGTACTTCTATTATTAATTTAACTCTTTCCAGCATTGAAAAGTATAAGCTGTTAAAAGGACATTTTAATAATATAAATTTTAATAATTTTAGTATACAAAGAACTACTGTTGCCGATACTACCTCAGGGTATATTATAGCAGGCAGTTTATCTTTTGAAGCTAATCATAATATTAATATTTACATGTCTAACATAGAAGTATCTGGAGGGTTAACTGTTATGTATTCTCAAGGGATTAGCTATGCTAGTAATATTGTATTTGCAAGAGTTGATACATTTAATATAGTTGGTATTACTATACCTTCCTCTAACCAGTATAACTTTGTAACTAATTTTTAAAAGTAATGATAAATACTATAAGAAATGTAATATCTCTATTAGCAATAGTATCTACAATATGGTTAGGTGTATCTAAATTTAAAGGGGGCAAAGAAATTGATAGGCTAACTACTAATCTTACCTCTACTACCACCCAGTGGCAGGATGAAAAAGGCAGATTAGTTACCGAGGCATCTGAATTGAGGTTTACTAATAAGGAGTTAAAACAAATAGCTAAACTAGATTCTACTAAACTAAGTTATATCCAAAAACAATTGAGGGAGGCTAGTGAAGTTATTAAAGATCTAAGGATTAAAGCTAAGGACGTAGAGAGTGTCAATATAGTCGATTTAAGCGTGTCTAATGACTCCCTGGTATCTATACCTACCTACAACGAAGATAAGTCCTTAAAAGCGCTTAAACCTATCAAAACAGAGCACCTAGAGATCACATTTGATGTGAAGAAAGATACTGTTTTAGTTAGTCATAAATACAAGGCTAAACTGAATACCGTAGTGAGTAGGGAGGTAGATATGACTACTGATAATGGTAAAAGGAGATTCTTTATTGCTAGATGGATTAATCCTAGGTATGAGTACTCGGCTAAGAATGTAATAGATGATAAAAAGGCAGAAATAAAATCTGCTATACATATTAATTTTCAACGACGTAAAGGTAAAAGATAATGGTAAAATTTACAACACTTAATAATATAATTACCGACCTGTTGGAAATGATACGGGGCGGGGAACCAGTTAGGACTGAGCCTATACCAAAGACTCAAGTTGAGTCTTGGGTACACCAGTACAGGGCCAAGTTAATTAAGCAAGACCTTGATAAAGGTAAACTTATTAATCCTGACTATGTACAAGTAATACCTACTATTTCTTTAGTAGCTTCGGGCACAGATAAGTATGTAACCTCAATAGAGTTGCCTAATACTATATTTCGTAATTATGAAGACGGCTTTACTTGGATAGGTAATTTAGAAGGTAAAGAGTATCAGTATATGACCGAACAGAGAAGTACATGGAGCCAGCATAGAAAATATACTAGTGAAGAACCCTTTGTGTATTTAAAGTCTAATAAACTTTATACTAATAAGCCAGAGAATATAGAAGTTAGAGGAGTATTTGAAAATCCAATGGAAGTGATTAGGTCTATTACCCCACTTGCTAATATGGACTTTCCATATCCAATACCTGCTGATCTTATACCTACTCTTAAGGAAATGGTACTTAAAGGGGAATTAGGTATAATGTCCCAAGCTCCTAATGATAATACCAATGATAGTGCTCACAATATAAATTAGATATATGTACTTTAGCCGTGGCAAAAACCGTGCAGTTAATCCCTATACAATGCCAGATTTTTATGAAGCCTACATTAGGGAAGTAGAGGAAAGCGATGGGCCTTATCAAGTCTCCTATGAAACTTATCGTGATATATGTGAAGAGTATTATAAAGAACTAATGGAATACATATTTGCAGGAGGATTATATATCTTCCCTTATAATGTTGGGGAAATATCTATCAAGGGTATGAGGCCTAAGAATTTCAATAGTCGTACTTTAACTATAAACTGGGAAGAGACTAATAAGATAGGGAAGAGGGTATACCATTTAAATGATCACAGTAACCACTTTAAATTCAGGTTCAGTTGGTCTAAGAAAGACAAACATATAAAACATAAGACAGACTACAGGTTGGTTTTTACTAGGGACAATAAACGTAGATTAGCTAAGATAATACAGTCTGGCGATTATAACTATTTTCAACATGACTAATAGAGTAAGTATAAAAACAGTTATTGCTAAGGTCTTAGCTGATAACGATATGCAAGAAGATACATTGCGTATTAATGACCTAATCGAGTGGTCAGCAGAAGCGTTAGCTCGTATAGGTGCATTCCTAGAACTAGATCATAAAGTATCTGGTAAAGGAGGCGAACCTGCTTTAGAAGTAGTAAATCATCAAACAGCTTTACCATCTGGTCTACATTCTATTATACAAGTAGCCATGGCTAATGTAGAAGAAGGTCCTTATATAGCTATGCGTATGTCTAGTGGTAACTTCGACACGGTTAAGGGAACTACTGAAGTAGACAATACAGACCCATTGAATCCAGTATATACTGCTGGAGATGAGATAGATAGTATTAGATCTTATGATCAAGACTTAACATACACACTTAAACCTGGGTATATAAATACTAGTATTAAAGAAGGGTATTTAAGAGTTGCTTATAGGTCTATACCATTAGATCTCGAAGGATTCCCTTATATGCCAGATGACCATGGATTTGAAGATGCAGTATATTGGTATTTAACAATGAAGTTATTGTACCCTAAATGGGCAGCAGGGCAAGTTAGGGATGCAGTATATTACAATGCTAGACAGTCTTGGAACTACTATTCTAAACAAGCCTACGGTAATTCAATGATGCCTTCAGTTGATATGATGGAATCTATTAAGAATACTTGGAACAGGTTAATACCAGAGATGGGGGAACATGCAGGATTCTTCTCTAATACAGGACAAAGACAGGAAATTTATAATCAAACAAATTTAAGTTATGCAACAAATAGGAACTCTGGGGCTAAGTGGTGGTATTAATACCGATATGGACAAAGCGTTCTATGACGGTAATACATATTTACAGGCTACAAATTTTACAGCAACTCCAACTGGCGGTAATACTCTAGGGGCACTAGTGAATGTTAAAGGTAACGAGTTGATATCAGGTATAGTATTTGCTGCAGGACATAAGATAGTTGGGTATGCTAATATAGTTAGAGATGTGGCATATTTCACTACTGATGGTACAGACTCTAATATTTATCTCTACTCCAATAATACACTTAGCTTAAAGTATTCTGATACAGCTTCAACTTCTAAGTTGAATTTCAGTTTAGATCCTAAGTATAGAATAGTTGCAGTAGGCAGGCAGGAGACTGACACTATTAGTAAAGTATATTGGGCAGACAGTTTAAATGAATTTAGATATATAGATTTAAGTAAAGATTACACTGGAAAAGAAGCTACTGCTTTTGATGCAGTACCCATTAATAATTCTTTGGTTAATATACAAACAATATTAAGGTCTGGTGGAAATTATAAAACAGGGGTAATTAGATATTCCTATCAACTTTATAATGTAAACGGAACGTCTTCTACATTTAGTACTTTATCCTTCCCTGTTAAATTAAGTGAGTATTCAGGACAATTAGAAGGTGGAAATGAAAAAGATGAAAATACAAATAAGGCAGTGTCTTTAAAAATAGGTACAATTGAAAATCCTTTAAGTTCTGATTTTAATAGAATTAGAGTAGTAGCATTATATGTATCTGAAGACTCGTCACTTCCTAAAATAAATATAGTAGGTGAATACGAGTTAACAGGTGGTATTTTTACATGTTTAGATATAGGTAATGTAGTTGGTGAACTTACATATGAAGAATTTCTTACATTTAAACAAGTTACATATAGTGCCAAAGCAATAGAAAGTAAGAATAATATATTATTTCTAGGAAATGTAAAAGAGAAATCTTTTACTAGTTCTGTTTTAGATGATTTTAATAATACTAATTATTGGGATGCTAGAGCTTATAGATTTGATGATAGTGGTAACTATTCTAAAGTGTTTACTTCTGATGGTATTTATACTATGCGAATATATGGAAGTAATGAGGCTACTCCTTTTAAAGTATATGGGGTAACAGACAATAACAATCCAGATTTTGATGAAGACCTTACTCTTCAAGGGGAGAGGGTACCTTTACAATTTGATTGTGTCAATTACTATAATTCTATTTATAACAGTTCATTATTTTCTAGAGCGGGGGATTTATCTGGAGGTTACAGACATGTTGGAAATGGGGCGTCAATAGGAGGAGAAGGAGAAAATGTAAAATATGAATTTGTAGAGGCAGAAAGTATTATAGATACAGATTCTTTAAATCCTGGATCTGCTAAACTTAACAAAGATAATGAATACACAGCTTCTTTATTTGAGGATAATGTTATAGAATGTCAAAGCGGGGAAGTGTATAGAGTTGGTATAAGATTTATAAATAACAAAGGACAGTCTAGTTTTGTAAAGTGGATTGGAGATGTTTTATGGGAAGAACTTTTAGATTCCTCTAAAGTACAAATGAGTGTAGTAGAAGGAAATGTTACTAAAAATAAGATTAAAATGTTAAAAGTAACATTAAAATCTTTACCTCAAGATGATAGTATAGCAGGGTGGCAAGTAGTTAGAGCCAGACGAACTAAGGCTGATAAATCAGTAAAAGCTAGTGGTATATTACAAACCATGGCTATACGTGGCGCTGAAGATTTTCATAGGCCTTTCTGCGAATATACAGGTACTACTGAAGTACAACATTCTGATCCTACTAAAGTAACCCCATTTTTACCTATTAGTAGGTACTCTATATTTTTAGATGCAGAATATTCTTCTATAAATAAAAAATTATTTAAATTTATATCTCCAGATTTAATATTTAATAATAATGGTACAATTGAAGGGGGCATAGATAAGTATAAAGTTAGGATGTATAATTTTATAAATTCTAAAGTAAATCGTGGTAAAATTTATGGCACCGAAAAACATTTTTTAACAGATTCAAAATACAATTCTTTAATCGGGGCATCTGAAGTAAATACTTTAAAGAATTTAAATTCTATAGTAGATTATGCTTATTCTGCTCCTCAACATAGTCAAAACGGTAAAAAGGAGAGTTTTAAAAATATAGATACGGAAAGGATATTAAATCAAACGCACCTCCCTGATTTTTTTAATGGCACTTTAAAATCTGGAGCATGTTCTAGCTTATTTATAAAAGTAGATAATGATATGGAAGTCGACGATGAGGCTTTGCTTAATCCGTATTATATTATGTATGCATCTTTAATACAAGATGTAGATACTACTAGATACGGAGGAAATAGTTATTCTGCTATAAGAAATACAGAATACGTACCATTTTCTAAAATATATAAAATTGAAGGGTCTCCTTTATTAAATCAATCTATAGAATGTATATACGGAGATATGTATACTACACCTTTTTCTTTTATTAACCAATTATTTTGGGATGATGTTGACAATAGTTTAGAATCAGTACAAGAAAGAATTACGTTTCCAGTAGAAACATCCCTAGATTTAAGATATAGGTTAGATAGAATTAACGAATTTGGCATATTCTCCACTGATTATATAAATCAAGATAAAAGTATGATGCTACAAGAAAAGGTAGTTGAAGGTATTGAGTACCAAGGTACTTTATATGATACAGCTGTAGGAGATTTATATAGATATAATCCTGTTTATTCTAATACTGATTTTGGAGAAGTGTATTATTCTTATCCTTTAGATTTTTCTAATGCTGTAGATTTAAATACTAAAATTATAGCATCTGAAAAGAAAAGTAATGGGGAGAATGAAGATAATTGGACTACATTTTTGCCTAATAACTTTATAGAAGTAGATACCGCATACGGTGGAGTAAATGACTTAAAGACTAAAGATACAGAGTTATACTTCTGGCAAGACAAAGCTTTTGGTAAACTGGCGGTAAATGATAGGTCACTTATTACAGACTCTAGCGGTGCTCAATTAGCTTTTGGTAAACTGGCGGTAAATGATAGGTCACTTATTACAGACTCTAGCGGTGCTCAATTAGCTTTAGGTACAGGGGGTGTATTAGAAAGATATGATTATATATCCAATGAAGTAGGCAATGTAGATAAGTATAGTATATCAACTTCTGAAGATGCTATATATTGGATGTATTCTCCAAAGAATTGTATATACATGTACAACGGTCAACTTCAAGAACTTAGTACTTCACAAGGAGTATCTAACTTCCTAAAGCTTAACCCTACTACTAATCCTATATCAGTTAGCGATTTTAAATCAAACGAGACTTTATTTAAAGTAGGTACTAGGATATTAGTATATGATTGGATGACTAAGAAGTTTACAGGAGACTATACAAGCTATGACGAGTTGACAGAAACGTATTACTACCCTAATTGGTTTATCCCTGAATTTGATGGTAATGTATTATCAAGTAGTGATAGTGAAACTATCTATAGGCATAATTCTGATAATGTAAGAAGAGGGCAATTCTATGGAGTAGATAATAATTCATCTATTAAACATATATTTGTAAAAGACTTTTCTAGTACTAAAGTCTTTGACGTATTAAATTGGCATTCAACTTCTTTATTAGACGGTGTAAATCAATATGAAGATACGTTCTCAAATTATAGAATATATAACGATTACCAAAATACTGATTGGCAACCTATTAGCTGGAAAAGAAAAGAGCGTACATTCAATACAGTAATACCAAAGGACAGGGTTAATACTTCAGAATTGGTGAGTAATGTAGACATTTTCGATAACGATAACCTGCAACCTGGACAGTCCTTTGCACGTAGAATACGAGATAAATACATCATACTAGATTTAGAGTATGAAAATAAAGATAACATAACATTCTCTGTGCCATACATCAATGTGGGCTATCGGAGTTCTATTAGATAAGATATGGCTAAAAAGAAATGGGTACAAAAATCTTATAAACATAGGGGAGGCAGTGCTTCCCCTTTGAAGATTACGCCTAAGACATTTAATATGAAAAATGGCGGACTTCCCGAATATAGTTTAGGAGGGGATACGTTAGGTGGGGTAGCTAGTGGAGCTGCAGCTGGTATGGCATTTAGCCCTGTAGGGGCAGGAATAGGAGCTTTAGTTGGGGGGGTTGCTAGTTTTATTGGTAGTAAGAAAAAGCAAGAAGCAGAAGCTGCAGCTAAAAAAGCTCAAGAGGCAGCTTTAGATAAACAGGCTGCTTTTGCTGCATACGAACCTGAAGGACAGGTATACAACTCCTTGTTTAAAAATGGGGGTACTACTGGAAAGAAAAAGTATACTAAAAAAGAAATAGACGAGTTAGGTATTCAAGGATATACTCTTAAAGGGGCGTTAGCTGAATATAAAAAAAGACACGGATTAGATGCAGTCACGTATAATCCAAACGATAGTACAGTATCTGCTGTTATTAATGACACTGGAGAATTAAGGACTGTACAATCTTCACCTGAAATATGGAAGAAGATGTCTGAAAGTATATTACGAGGGGAAACCCATGGTTATGGGACTCCTCCTGATCCAGCTAGCATTAAGAAATTAAAGAAGTATGGTCCAGCTATTGATTATACTAAGAATAAATTTGCAGATGGTGGCCCTGTAAGCTACGGTTCAATGGTTAGGAAAAAGAATGACCTTACCTCCAATTTTAATGCTGCTACAGGTAAACTACTTTCTAATAGTAAGAAAGGTACTCAAACTGCTGTTAAGTATGGTAATGAGGCTTTAAATGGGCTATTGACAAATTCTAGATACTTAAATCAAGGAGACCAGAACGAGTTAAATTACTTTGGCAATCTTTCTAAAAGGATGGCTAGTGAAGAGATGTCTCCAGAAGAAATAACTACATTATTAGATGGTAACAATTCTTTAAAGGGCATATACAATAAAACAAAAGCAGCTAAGAATATACCATTTTATAAAAATGACGTAGACAGCTTAGAAAAATATAATCCAGAGTTTGTAGATAAATACAATGTAGACATGATTAAGCCATTCTTAAAAGATGAAATGATAAAATATGCTATGGGAGGAGATATTCCAGGTAATGAGGTACCAGTAGAGTTAGAAGGTGGTGAATCAGGTATAATGCCTAATGGTCAAGACTTCAACGTTGAGGGCCCCAGCCATGCTCAAGGTGGCGTACCAATGGAATTACCTGAGGGTACAGATGTGTTTAGTGATAGACTTAAGCAGAAAGGAACTAACAAGACTTACTCAGATTTAAATAAGCAGATCTCTAATAAAATGTCTAAGTTTAAAAAGACAATGGAAGATCCTGAATCAACTGGTATATCTAAACGTACTGCAGAAAGAATGCTTAAAAGATATGAAGGGCAGCAGAAAGATTTATTTATTGACCAGGAAAGGTTAAAGTTTAATAAAGGAACGCTCCCGTCTAAATTTAAAATGCCTTTTGGTGGACCTGTTCCAGGTTTAATGCAAACTAGTGGCCAAAGAGATTTAGCAGCGTTTAATCCCAAGAAGGTAGGAATGGCTTCTACTAGTCCACAATTCGCAGACAGTAGTTCTTTTGCAGGAGATGCTTTAAGGGGTATTGGTGGCGCATTAGGTAAAGTTGGTGGGGTAGCTGGTGGATTAGCCACTGCAGCTCCAGCGATATTTAATATAGCACAAGGCCTATTTGGTAAGCCTGATGTACAAGATCCGCAGACCACTTCAAATGTAGCAGGATTAGCAGCAGTTAATAAGTTACAAAATAGAAGATTTAATGTAGACCCTATGCTAGATGCTAACAGGCGTTCAGCTGCTATAGGTAGAAGAAATATAGCAGGAGGAGCAAGGACTAGAGGGGAGTTATTATCAGGATATGCAGCTACTTCAGCTCAGCAGGGAATAGCAGACTCTCAAGCGTATGCACAACAGCAGAATATGAACAATCAATACCAAGGTGAAGCAGCCAGTGCAGCTATGCAAGTAGGGGCGGGGGAAGCAGCTAACATGGGAAGAGTTCAAGACTACAATACTAGGGCACGTTCTGCACAGACTGGCTATTTACAAGAAGGTCTGTCTCAAGTTAGTGGGCTTGTCCAACAAGGACAGAAGAATGCAGGAATGCAAGATGCGGATAGAATACGTATAGACATGCTTAGGAAATGGTTTCCAAACCAAACTTTTTAATTATATAAAATGGCAATAACACCATACGACAGACCTGCGCAACAGCCTATAATGGATACATTTACCCCAATCCCATTTCAGGAGATGGTGCAAGCAGGTGCAATGACGCAAGCTAGGCAGGTAGAAAATCAAACTTTAGAATCAGATTTATCTAATCAAGTGATGCAATTAGATGCAATTGATAAAGTAAATCTCCCTGGACTATCAGGACAAAGTATTAAGATGGGGGACCTTAATGCAGTTAAATCTTTACAAGATAAATGGGACCAGCAATTACAAGAGGTAACCAGCAGCATTCCAGATGCTTCCTCACCAGAACGTACAGCTAAACTTAGAGCTATAGCAATGGATATGAAGAGGCAATTAGGACCCAATGGTACAGCAGGTATAGCAGCTCATAATTTAAATGTAGTTAATAATTTTAACAAGATGTTAAGGGATAACCCTAAGTTGGCCAATTCGCCACAGATGGTACCCTTTATTAATGCACTTAAGCAGCACGAACTAGACACTAGGGATGGTAATATAAAGAAACTAGATTTATCAGGTGCTCCCGGTGAAGATATTGATATTTCAGAAAGACTTACTGACCTACTTAAAAACTATGGGGAGAAAGCAGGAGTTCCTGGTATAAGAAGTGTACAAGGATTTGATGGGGTAATTCAACAACTGCAGGGAAGTAAAATAGACCCTAAAGAAATAGCAAATACAGTTTTAGAATATATGACTACTGATCCCATGATTAAGACTCAAATAGGTTTACAATCACAATTTGATCAGATGAAGGGAATTAATACTACACCTGGGGATTTAATTAAATCTTATGCTGATATAATGGGGCAGGTATTTAGTAAATCCGATATAAAATCTAGTTTAACTACTGATCCTTCTTATAGTAGGAGAATGGACAAGCAAGAGGAAATAGATAATTTACTAAGCTTTGATGTAGCTACTTTTAAACCTGGCAGCGGTATAGCTAGTCCAGCTAAGTTAGCAGAAGGTAAAGAAGCAGTTACTACTCAGATTCAATCCTATAAGGAACAGATGCTAACAGATGAGAACTTAAAAGGTTTACAAGTAACTGAGAATGGGATGCCTGCTGACTATAAGGTTAATGGAGTAGATAAGACAGATTATATTAGGAAATACTACCTAGAACCAATTAGACTTGCAAATGTGAAATTAGGTAGTTTAAAAGAGTTTGAAGAAAGGGGTAAAAAAGAAGTTGGGTTTATAGATCCTATAAATATATCAGATTCTGAAATAAAACAATTACCAGAATTTGAACGTATTAAAGAGGAAGTTATTTCTGATAGAAATGCAATGTTATTTGACCCTAGAATTACCCAAGGCCAAAAGGTAGATCTTACTATGACAAGTGAGGAGATTGAAGACACTGCTGTAGAAAGATTAAAAGGAGTAAAAAGAACAGGAGTTAAAGGGTATTCAGAATGGAAAGACTGGTTAGAAAAAGAAAACAAATCTGGCTCATTTATAGTAGGTGTTAAACCATTAACTAAAACTTTAAGTTCTAATCTTGAAAATCATCTCCTTTCTAACTATGCTAACAAAGAGACTAGTATAGGTAAAATAGAAAGTATTCTTTCCCAGAATAAGGGTAAAGTATATGGTAAAGAAGATTTTAAAAAGATCTCAATTAGCAAAGATACACCCCCTGTATTTGAAGGGTATACGGTTAATTCTGAAGGGCAAGGTAAACTAGTTTATACTGTAAAAGATGCGGATAATAAACCTGTTGATAAAGTAGCTATAGATGCTCCTCAATCCTTTACTCAAGATTTATTTAAAAAAGGATTAATGGATGAATTTGCTTATATGGTTAATGCAGAAGTATCTGGGGAGACTAAAGCATTTGGTAATCTTATTACCAATCAAACTTTAAGTTTAGATCCTTATTCTTATGAGGGCAAATACTCTAATGATAATCCAGTACCTACAATAGAAATACGTAGAGATACATCTATGGGTGATGAAAGGATTACGGGTACAGTTACAGTAGAAGGACAGCCTACTGAAGTAACGTTTAATAGTAAAGCAGAATTAGATACATGGATAGCTAATTTCAGAAAAGTAAAAGCAACAAGAAATCCCAAAGAGTAATCTTAATAAATAATAATTTATAATAATAAATATGTCGAAAGGTTTAACTAAAGAGGAATTTGATTTAGCTGGAGAAATGTCTTCTGCTGAAATTAATCCTGTTACTAACCTTCCCGAAAACACAGGAGCCGGATCTAAAAAGTCTGGCTCTTTGTCTTTAGAGGAGTTTGGGTTAATTAACAAGATTACAGATTCCCAAAGTAACGCAGTTTTAGGCAAGGGGGACCTTGGCCTGGATCCTGACGAATTTGACTTTCAATTAAAGCCCAATCAGGATAACGAGGAATTAAGGGCACAAGACCAATCTGTTATTGGCATGCTTGCTAAAGGTACAGGGAGGCTTGTTACCTCTACTGCAACTAAATTCTTAGCAGGACTTGGTTATTTAGGGTCAGCTGTACCAGCTATCATGACTGGTGATATGAGTACCATGCTTGATAACGGCTTTTCTGCAGCTTTCAATAGCTTAGAAGAGACTGCTAAAGAAGCAATGCCTATATATAAAACTAAGAAATACCTAGACGGTAATATCTTAGAACAGATGGCCACTCCTGGATTCTGGTTTGATGATATTGTGGACGGTACTGCTTTTATGATTTCTTCTATGATAGGTGCTAAAGGCATGAGTGCAATTGCTAAAGGGGCAGGTACTTATAGTAAAATTGCAAAGGCCTTTTCAAAAGCTACTACTGCTGCTAAGACAGGTCAAGCCGCTGAATTGCTTACTGTACCTATGCAGAAATTTGTTGACGCATCTACTTTAGCTACTATCTCTACTTTTAACAGTGTTAGTGAGGCTGCATTTGAAGCTAAGGATACTAAGGACAGTGTGCTTGCATCATTGCAAAAGAAAGTAGAACTAGGAGAGTTATCTGCAGAGGAAGCTAATATAAGAGCATCTGAGGCAGCTAAGACTACGTTCTGGACTAACATGGCACTATTAGCTCCATCTAATCTATTAGAGACTAGTATGTTCTTTAAAGGTACAGAAAATGTAGGTTTAGATAGAGTATTTAAAGAAGGTGCAACAGCTGGTAAGACTGGTAAGGAGATTATAAAAGATATTCCTGCAGCTCTAACTAAAAAGCAGATGGCTGGTACATTTGCTAAAGATGCTTTGCTTTCTTCTGTTACTGAAGGTGCGTATGAAGAGAATATGCAGTCTGCTTTACAAAGTTATACGCAAGCTAAAGCCGAAGGTAAAGAAGAGAATACAGGACTAGTTCAAGGCTTGATGAGGAATTGGTTCGAGAATTTTGGCACTGATGAAGGACAAAAGGCAATAGTATTAGGGTCTATTATAGGTATAGGTCCAGGAGGTTATGGTGGCATACAAGAAGCTAAAAGTAAGAATGCTGCTACTATTAGATTAGCTAACGCTAAGGCCCAGTATATGGACATGGCTTCTACTGGTATTAATGATTTGCTTAAGCTTAGAACAGAGAGGGATGCAGACGGTAATGTAGTAGAGAAAGCTGGGCAGTATGAAATTGACGAGCAAGGGTATCCACAATTAGATCCTGAAAAGGTTAAAGCTAAGTATGGTAATTCTCAAATACAATATGTTAGGTACTTAGAAAGTTTAAAGGCATTAGCTGGTGGTAATAAAGGGGCACATGATTTTATTAAGCATGATACGTTCTCAGACTACGCATTTAAAGTATTCAATGAAGGCGGAGATACTGATGCTGTACAAGGTCTTATAGATAAATTTGCAGCTAGGGAAGTTGAAGACCTTACTGAGGCTGGATTTATAACAGAAGACAATAAGGAGCAAGAAGATTATATAAATGGTTTAAAAGATAAATATTCTAAGACTGCTAAATCTTTAGATGAGATATACAGATCTATAAAGAATAATTACGGCGGTCTTAATAATTTTGGTAAAAGCAATGGGGATAGAATTCGCAAAGAGTTAGTTACTATTGAGCAGTACCAAGAAGCTTCTAAGCAGTTATTCCTTAGTGAGAAAATAAAAGAACTAGAGGATACAGTACGTAAAGGTGAAGCTGCTGGTAACGGTAGAATAGCAGGTGTAGAAGCTTTAAAGAATCTGAATTCTGAACAGGAGATTAAAGAAGGTAAAAAAGCCGCTAAGTTATTAGAGCAGGCTAAATCTGAACTGACTAATTCAGAGTTAAAGCTAAAAGACTTGCTAAGCTTTAAAAAGCAAAAGGATAGGTATATAGAAGAACAGCGTATACTTAAAGAAGAATCTGAAGGTAGAAATATTGCAGAAGATAACGATTCTGTTGCAACTAAAGCAGCGACTACTAAATCAGATACTCCAGTCAAAACTAATCTATCTCCTACTCTCTCTACAACTACGCTTACACCTGCTCAAGCACAAGACAATGGTTACGTAGCTGACTTAGAGAAATCTAAAGTAGTTAACGGAGATATGGATTCTACTAATCCTTCGTACTTCTATAAGAAGAATGAGAAAGATGGCAGTGTACATATTATATATACTGATGGTACTGAAGAGGGAAATATAGTTAATGAGCGTACCCTGATAGCCAAAGAAGTTCAAAGTAATGGTACAGGTAATAGGGGTAGACTTACTCTTAATTTCATGCAAGATAAGCTTGAGAGGGCTTATACTACTGACTTTGAAACTGGGGAGGTTGAATATCATGATCTAAATAGAATAGAAAGAACATTAGGTAGACCTGCAAAAGTGTCTGATTCTGCTATGGTATTCTATAATATTATGCCTCAATTAGGTGGTAAAGAGTATACTAAAGATAAAGTATCAACTATATCTAACGAGTCTATAAATGCTTTAGGGGACTTTGAAATACAACAGAAAAGTTTAGAGCAACATAGAAATGATGCTAAAGCTGCTATTACAAGTCTGGCTCAGGAAGTTACTACAAGGAGTAAGGAAGATGCTAAGGTTGCTTCTAAGGATGTTAAAAATACTAATGCTGTATACGGTGTAGTGAAGATGACTCCTAAAGAGTTGTTTGAAGTAAGTAGGGATACATATGTTCCTGCTGAATATAATGATAAACTAGGGTACATTAAACAGAGCGAGGGTAGTACTGTATTTGTATCTACTGAGGAAGGCAACAAGGAATATATAATAGGAGGTACTGAGTCCAGCTTGTCATTTCAAGAATTGGGAGTTAGTCCATTATCACATACTTCTATAGGAGTCGAGTATGAAACAGATCGCAGAGCCTATCCTATACTTATTAATGGCAGGTATTATAAAAACCCATTTTACGGCAATCCTAGCGACTCTATTAAGGTTCGCAATGGTGTACCAGTCAGTGTTACTCTAGTGGACGTAAATGGCGTTAAACACGTCTTTACAGAGGATATTGTAGTACAACCAGTAGCTTACTTCATTGAGGTAAACGAAGCTGTCGAGGAAAGGATATTTGATTATCTAGTCTTCGGTACAGAATCTGATGCCCTAATAGTTCGTGATCCTAAGACTGGTGTAGACTACGCTGTGTATAAATCTAATGGGCAGTATGAAGTATACTACCTAAGAGAAGGAGAAGCTACTAAAGGTTATAAGAAAGTTAAGCCTCAAGGTTTAATTTATAATAGGATAACTAAAGAAACTAGAAGTTTAATTAACCAAGCTATAGATGCTACAAGCAAATCTAAAGCTATAACCCTTAAAGAAATACAAAATGAAGTTAGATCAAATGTTAAAGATGTTAGACCCGCAACTGCAGGAGAAGCTCTTACAATCCCCAGCCAATCAGAGGTTTCAAGTTCTCCGAGAGTGGCGCCAGAAGCAGCAGAGAAACAAACAACTGAGGTAGAACAAAAGACCACTAAGCAATTAGAAGAAGAAGCTAGACAGGCTGTAGAAGAGAAAGCAGCTATAGAAGCAGAGGCACAACGTAGATTAACTGAGCAAGAGACGGCAACTGAAGAAGCTACCGAATTTGACAATACAGTTAAGAGTGGAGATACTGTAGAGTCGATGAATGAGTCAGAATCTAAAGATCAAAGTAAAGATGACGAGTTCTTCTCTGGTGTAATTAATTCTAATGATGCCTTAGCTTACATACATTTTGATAGGGATTCTAAACAGTTTAAAGTCAACAATGTCGAGTTCTTAACTCATGCTATTAACAATGCTGTAGGTAATGCAACTGTTACTGCTGAGATAGACTATGACTACAGAGAATTTTGGAATGCGTATCCTAGACTAGAGGCTTCTATAAAAGCAGGGTCAGTACCTATAGATAAAATAGAAGAGACGTTAGATAAAGATATAACAGATTCTAAAGTACTAGAAGCATTAAGTAATGAATACAAGGAGTTTAACAAACTTGTAGACATGATTCCTATTAAGTATACATATCAAGATGGTACTGTAGTATTTGAAAATGGCATATATACTCACCAATCTAATTACAAACACCTTACAGTAGAAGCAGGGGAATTAATAGGCCTTAGCGAAAAAGAGGCTATGGATGCTAGATTATCTTCTAAGAAAGATAAGATGATGGCTATGAGAAATACTAGAAGACAGATTTTAACTGAGAAGTTAAAAGGTAATTCTATAACATTTCCTGTAGAAAGAAAAACAGTCGGCCATTACAATACAGATCCTAATACTAACATTTCCTTATCCCAACTCCTTGAACAACTCGGGGATGCGGCAACTAGCCAAGAGATAGGACTAGGTTTAACTGACGGTAATATATATATTGCAGGAGATGAGCGTAGAGCAGGTAAAGGGTCTAAAGGTAATATTTATTGGCGTACTAATCGTACGGCTAATGGAGAGTCTGTAATAGTTAAATTAAATCCAAGTAAGATTTCAAAAGAACATGCTAAGATTGTACTAGAAGCTCTTAAACAACAGGTTAAGGGTAAAGGTAATGACAAGTTTGTAGGCGTAGGAGTTACAGGTGGACTTAGAGTTAAGGATGTACTTAAGCATCTAATTACTCATGGTAAAGATGTAACTGAAGTACCTGCTAATAACAAGTCTAAATCTAGATATATCCAAAAGCAGTTATGGACTACTCCAGAAGGAGGCCTTAAATTTGGTGAAACTTTAATTGATCTAAATAAGATTACTGCAGAGCAAGAGAAGGCTTTTATAGAATGGGCTAGTATCAATAAGAATTATCCAGTGAGCAAACCCTTTTTAGGAAAGAAATTAGCAGCTAGAGAAGACTTTACTATTGGTTCTACAATGTCTTATAATGTAGAGACTGATAACTATGCAAGCTTCTTGATTAACTCTGATACATTAATGACTAGATTAAGAGTAGTTCCTGGTACTAAGTCTATTACTAATAATCCTACTATTATACTTAACGAAACTGCCCCTTCTATTACTGAGAAGAAGGTTGTTAAAAAGCAGGTAGCCCCTATTACTAAACCTGAGATTGTAGAAACTGCAAAAGAATCCAATCAACAGGCAACTAAAAAGACTACTGAACTTAGAGTTGCTAAAGTTAGTAATATAGCTAAGATACAAAGAAGCGGTACTACAGTGTACTTCTATAATCCTCAGGTATCTAATACTAAATACTATTTAGGTACAGTTGAAGATGGTAAATTTATATTAGAAACTCAGTTTGAAGGTGTACTTGAAAATCTAAATGACAGAGTTGCTAAACTAGGCGCTATAGATTTAACAGATGCTGCATCGTTTAAGATTATAGAAGAAGATGCTAGCGCTTTTCAACATCTATTACATGCTGATTTACCTGCCACTACTGTAGAGGTAGTAGAGAAAGAGAATGAAGCTGCTAAAGTAGTTACTGCCGAGTCTGTTATAGATGAAGCTAATCCAGTTATTGAAGTAAAAGGAGACGAGTTACAAGACCAGAGTGTTAATACATCTAACGAAATAGATCCTAATGGGCCTACAAGTTTAGAAGATATAGATACTTATTTTAGAACTGTACCAGATTCTCCTATAGATCAAAGACCTTACAATCCTACTAAAGCTACAAAATGGCTTAGAAGTAAATTAGGTAAAGACTTCGATATTGAAATTGTAGATGGGTTAATAGAGTTGGCTCAAGATAAGCATGCCTTTGGACAAGCTAGAGTAGATTCTATATTATTATCAAATGCAGCTGAAATAGGTACAGAGTATCACGAAGCGTTTCACAGAGTATCCCTATTCTTAATGAATGAGGTGGATAGACAAGCGATATACAAAAAAGCTAGAATCCAGTATAAATTAAAAGATGCTACAGATAAAATAGTAGAAGAACATTTAGCTGAGGAGTATAGGAATTTCATGTTATTAAAAGAAGAAGGGTTTGAAAAGAAAGGTATTATCCCTACTATTAAAAGGTTCTTTAACAATATATTTAACTATATTAAAACTATATTTGTCGGAGCAAATAAACTATCAGAAGTTGACATACAACAACTGTTTAGATACATTGACGAAGGCAGGTTTAGATATAAAAAAGTAGATAAAACTAAGCTAGAATCTTTAAAAGGAAAGTACGCTAACTATGAGATAAGAGGTAAGGCGTTTAGTAATATTCAATCAGGGGAAGAGTACAGAGAAGTAATTAATTTCTTATTTAGGAATTTAATGCAAGCTTCCGGACTAGTAACTGCAGCCTCTGACATACAGACACGTAAGGGGGTTATAAGTATAAATCTTAAAGAAGGTACTCAAGATATTAGTAAGTTATCTTATTCACTACTTAAAGAAAGACTTATAAATCTTAAAGGTCAATATAATAATGTAGCCGCTTTAAGTACAAATACTGCTGAGCAGATCAAAGCGTCTAAGTTTAGAGATTTGATTAGTGAGATTATAGTAGATGAAAATTTTGATATTATTAAACAAGATCTGGAGAACTATCTGAATAACCTTAATATAAGGAGAAGAGCCGATAGTCAAGAGATAGACGAAGAATCTGGGGAGGTAGTGGCTAAGGCTGAGATCTTTGGTATACCTTCATTTGAGTCTTCTGCTAAAGATAACGTAGCAGCTAATATTAAACTATTACTGTCTATATTACCAGACCATCAATCTAATAATACTAAAACTGGTTTACCAGCATTTGCAGAGTTTTCACCAGTTTGGGCTGAATTATTAAGGTCTAGTACCAACGTGGTAACTACTCAGGATCTTATGGATATACTGGAAGAAAAAGCTAAAGGTAGTTTTACATTTGAAACTTTACTTAAGTATATTAAACAAGATTATAGCCTTAGAATACAATTATGGAATACAGTATCTCAAGCTAGATTAGACTTTATTAACAGCTATATTACAGAAGAGAATTTTGAAATCAATATACACTTTGGAGATGCAATGGTTAAGACTGCTGCCTCAGAAGAAGTTAAATCTTGGAATCAGAACTTTGCAAGAAACAGTAAGTTATTTAGTTTTAATCAAGGTAAAGACCCTATACCAAATCCAGACTATTTTAATACTCTTAGGAAGAAGTACAATATCATAAAAGATAAGGTAGACTTCCAGATGAAGAAGTATAATAAGATATCTAATTATGCAGTGCTTTTAGGCGATTTAAAGGCATTACTTAATGAAGTGGGTATAACTATCAGCGAAGAGAATTTAGGGGCTATAATGAGCTCTAAAGGCCAAAATCAGGACACTGCATTTGATGACTTCATCAGCAACAAAATTCAGCATATATTTAGTGACTCTGGCTCTGTATATAAGCTTATGAATGACTTGCCTGTTAATAAAGGGGTTACATTTAATAATGTACTTAGAGATGAAAAAGGAGTTGCTTATATTGCTAACCAAATATCTGCATTAGACCCAATGTCATTAGGGGAGTCTCTGTTAGCGCACCAAGGTAAGATGTTCTATTTAGTTACTCAGCATACAAACTTAACTAATCAGATTAATGACTTTAAGAAGAATCCAGAAGAAACATTTGCACAAAAACAGAAAGCTGTTTATAATACAAATTCAACATGGATTAATTACTTTAGAGAGAATCCTTCTAAGATTTCAGAATTACAATTAAAGACAGTAGCTTCTATATATAAGGAGAATGAACAAGACGAAGGTAGGGGATACCAAGATGTAACTAATATTGAGGAATATCTTATAAGACTTTCAGCTAACTTTAATGGTTACACTACTTTACCTACTCCCGCTGACCGTAGTTCGTATCAGTATTTGAAAGGGGTTCCTAAAGTGGAAGTACAATTGGATTCACAGGGTAACGTTAGCGATAATGTTATTGAACAATTTGTAAACTACTTTAAAGATGAAAGAGAACGTATTATACTTACTAAATCACAAGTAGAAAACGTACTTAATGCTATAGATGGGGCAGACGGTTCGGAAGCATTTGATGCAACTGATTTAGTAGAGAACCTACACTTTACAATGAAAGATCCTTATAAAGGTAGGGATGTTGTAAAAGAAGGAGAAGTTGTAATAGCTACTAATGAAGTTGGAGAATGGGTTAGAGTACCAGTTGGTAGTAAAGCAATACATGGTAATGGTAAGCTGCTTAAGACTGAAAAGGTAAATGATAAAGGAGAGGCTACTTGGGAATATGCAGGTAGAGGAGCTAAGTTTATAACCTTTACTAATCGTTCTGGGTATAAATCGGTGCCAGCTTACATGCAAGGCATACTTAAAGAGAGGATACAGAAGTCTTTAGACTATGCTGTTGAAAATGGTATAATAACTGAATCTAATGGGGTATATTATAATAACCTTATCCCTAGTACTATAATAGAATCTAAGTTAAGAGAAGAGGGTGCTACAGTAGATAGTGCAATTAGAAATATAATAGCAGATAATACAGTTAATACTGTAGTTGCAGGCTTGGAAATGTCTAAAATGCTTACTTCTGATATTGCATCGTTTAAATCTTTCGATGATTATATTAAGCGTATTACTGGGTATACTTCTACTGGTAGTAATTTAGCTACAGAGATACCTGCTAACACTTACCAGAACGATGAATTAATTATAGCAGATCAATATAATGTTACTACATTTAATTCGCATGTTGTATCTTCTTCTCTATACGATGAATTAGTAGAAAGACATGCAAAATACTATGTAGAAAAAGACGGTATTTCAAAGGAGGATGCAATAGAAAGAGCAGAAGAGAAGCTGTCCAGTTATAAAGCTACTGACCAGACAGATGCTCAAACTTACATTACTAATGAGATGTATAGAGCTCTAGCTGTTAAACTAGGAGAATGGAACGATCTTAAAGAGCAAGCATATCAATTACTTACTAGCGGTAAAGAATTGAAACATGCTCAGATGATCAGTTTATATAATCTAGTATCAGAGCCATTGAAGCTTACCTATATGAAGACTTACCAAAATGGTAAACAATCATATTCTGTATTTGATAAAATGTCCTTAGCTACTCTTTATAGACCATTTGTTGAAGGTACTCAATTAGAGGAACTAGTAGATAGAATGGAACTTAAGGGTAAATACGAAGGTAAAGGTTTGGACCCTATTCATCAAGTTAAATTTCATACAGCTGAGAAATCGGGTAATAAAGATAGACGTAATATATTTAAAGATGGTACAGAAAAAGAATTTACAGATTTAGGTTTAGTAACTGTGTATAAACAAGACTTTAAGAACTTACGTAAGCAGTTGAATACTGCGCCTCACGAGACCTCTCATATTGCTTTAGGTAGCCAGATGAGGAAGATAGGAATAAGTAATGTGGACTTTGAAGCTGACTATGTTAATAAATTTGACGATAAAGAGTCAATGAATGGCAGACAAGTAGTTGAAGAGGTACATAGTGTAATAAGTGAATTATCAGATAGAGGAGTAGAAGATTTCAAAAAGGATATGTATTTAGACGATAACTTCCAGATTTCAGATAAGGCAGGGTTTATAAATAAGTTAAAGGTAGAGGCTAGAAAAGCTAATATGCCTCAGCATATTGTAGATTCGTTAAAGTTAAATAGTGACGGTAACAACTTCTATTTAGATTTAGACTCTATGCCAGATGCTAGAAAATGGATTCAATCTAGGATTATATCTTTAATTAAAAAGGCTACTATAGACACAGAATTACCAGGGGGATCATTTATACAAATGTCTGATTTAGGTTTAAGAAGTATAGATAAATCTGATGAGTTAAAATGGGGCGATAAAGATGGATTTATTGAGACATTTGTTTCAGTTAATTTATTTAAACATATTATACCAGGTTTTGCAACTAAGACTCATGAACAGAGGGTAGAGTGGTTAGATTCTAATCCTAATAGCGTTGCTATGGGGTATAGAGTACCTACACAGGCTCAGAACTCTACAATGACCTTTAAAGTTAAAAAATGGTTACCTGAAAATATGGGGGATATCATTGTATTACCTAAAGAAAACCCAGTAGTTACAGGTTCAGATTATGATGTGGATAAAGTGTTTGTTGTACGTCATAATTATAAGGACGGCAAGAGAATTAAGTATCTTACATTGGACAATTCATCGTCTATAGAAAGAGCTAATGCTTATACTGATCTTGCACTTAAGAGTGAATTAAAAGAAATAAATAAAAAGTACCGTGAAAAGGCAGGAATTGCAGTAGAAGGGATAGACACAGAAGATTATAAGGAAACTCTTAAGATAATACGTAAATCTCATAAAGATTCCATGAATTTAGAAATTCAAGGTATTAAAGACCAATGGGTAAAAGATAACTTAGCAGAATTTGAAAAGGGGCCTATCATAAAACAAAATACTACAGAAGCTGTACAGAATAGGTTACTAGATATGTACTTTACAGTATGGCATAGTGATAGCCATTTAATACATAGAACACAGCCTTTAGGTTATGGTACAGAGATCCTTAAAGATTTAGCTTATGAAGTTAGAAATACATGGGAACAACAAGAAGACATATCAGGTTCTCCATTAGCTTATTTATCACCAGAGGAACAAGTAGATGTTAAATCTAGGTTTAAATTTGGTGCAAGAGGTATTGGCCCTAATGCATTGGCTGGAGCACATCATATACTCAGTCAATCTGTGGATCTAGGTCTTTTTGAAGATATTGGGGCAGGTAATACTACTAAAGAGAATATTGTAGAAACTTCCTTCCCTGTATTTGAAGGGGATTTAAATATTAAAAACATATTTAGCGTCAACCCTATTAAGAAAGTAGATGTTAAAGCTAAAAGTAAAGCTAAAATATCTACTAAGTATGCAGGATTCGGACCTAGTGAGGTTTTGAGTAGCACTGCTACTTATGCGGAACAGGCTAAAGAATTGGCTAATACTGGTAATTATACTTCTAAAGACGTAGTATTTGTTTCTGTACCTGGAAAAAGAGGTGGGGAAGATGTTTATATGCCTGCTATAGATAAAACTATTGCCGAAGTTAGAAAGGCTTTAAAAGGTGGAGCAGCTTTAATTACTGATAATATACAGTATACAGATAGTAACTCCTATAATATTGGAGAAAAGAAATTAAAAATGTTCTTAGAGAATTTAGGGGTTTCTTATACTGAAATAGAAGTTGATGAAAATTTACTTGGCGTATGGAATACAACTCCTCCATCCTCTGTAAAAAAACTTACTTCATTATCAGGACTTAAAGGTAAAGATAACGAATATATAACAGAATGGTTCTCAGCTTTACTAGATGCCCACATGGATATTGGTGCTGATCCATGGATTGCATATTTGAATGCAAATGCTTATACAAATCCCGTCATTACCCTACTCATTAGAGCTGGAGTTGGTGGTAGAGAAACATTCAGATTTATAGCTCAGCCTATACTTAAAGATGTATCAGAAACTCAAAGTAATAAAGACAACAAATTAGGTATAGATGCTAAAAAGGCTAAAGTAGAAGTTCTTAAAAAGTATAAACAAGAGTTCATAAGGCTCGGTGGGAATATAGATTCTATACCTAGTGGAAAGTTGGCTTTTGAAAGCATGATACATAACCAAGAAGGTTTAGTAAAACAAGCTAAAAAAGCAGGAGAGAACAGGAAGAATGGCATACCTTTAGATATAGATTACTATAGAACTCAGTTAACTATATATAATGGATTTGAATACTTACTGACTTTCTCAGACTCCTTAAAGCAAGCTATTCTTGCTAGTAGGGTGGATACTAAGAGGTTTGGATCTCAACTTTCAGCGGTTAATTTATTCAGGAATAAGATAGAGAAACTTAGTATTGAATCTAATTCAGGGTCTGGTATTAGGAATTTTGACAGGCTATTCAGTGATACATTCTTAGGCACTATGACAGACAATTCAGTAGGTATGGTTCAAGACTCTGTAGGAGCAACTCTATTAGAAGGCTCTCCTGCATTTGTTGAATTGCATAGGAAGATATTAGATATAACTGGTATGACTTATGTAGCGGATGAAAAGCTAGTTAATAAGATATCTAGTGCTATCTATACACAAGTAGCTTCTGAATTCTTTGTATTTGATGCTAATACTAATCCTACAGGCATGAAGCGTGAAGAAGTAGATAAACTATTTAAAGGTAATACTTCAATTCCTAAGATTATAGAGGAGATACAAATGGGTACTAAATGGCCACAAGCTAAAGGTAACGCTATATTCTCTATATTTACACCTGTATATAGGCAGGATGGCCCTAGTTTCTTATCAGTTAGAAAGCCAGAAGATCCTTTTCATATCAATAGTATAGTATCAGGATGGAGAGAATTATATGTAAATGAAGATACAAGGCAATTTGCTTTAGATTTATTTAAGTATTCTTACTTTACATCTGGATTTAAATCAGGTGCCAACTCTTTTCATAATCTAGTTCCTGCTGAGATACTTATTGATACAGGATATAATGACTTTATAAAGAGGAAGAAAGTAGCATCTAGACAGTCAAGTGCATTTGCATATATGATGGACGAGATAATGGTAAACTCTTGGTCAGAAAAAGAGATTGTTTCTAACTTTAAGTCTAGCGATATACAAGAAGGTATAGGACAGAATAGTATGATTACACTTCCTTATGCTAAGTTTGGAATTGGAACTGGAGATGGTACTGTATTTGGTAAACCTTACCTTAAGAATATGGTGGAAGGAGATATACAACTATATAAGTTTGGTGGTTATACTGTAACAGGTGACGAAACTAAGTTAATTTACTACCGTATACCTAAAAAGAGCATTAAGTATGATAGGGTATTTAATATTGTAGAGAATGGCTTATCTCGTAGTACAGAGAAGAGGAATTACGATATCCCTTATAATATTAATGAAAGTACTTTCTTACAAATGGCTACACAAACTAGTAAATCTACTGGTAGATTCTTAAATGAAGTTATTGCAGGTGCTATACAGGTAGATTCTAAAAACGATAGAATTGTGAATACTAAAGAAGAAGAAAATAACAAGAGTTCTGATCAACTATACACAGCTAGGGCAACTAATCCTATACAAGCTGTACCAGGGATAACAGAAGGTATTATACAAATGCTGACTGAATTAGATGGTGAAGTGGGCATGAGTATGGAAATACGTACAGGGGTTTATTCATTACCTAATAAGCAAATGATTCACTTGGAGAATCAGGGTAATGGCCAGTATACAGTGTCTAGTAGGACTACAATCTCCCCTACATTAGAAGAGGTTAATAAGCGTATAGAAGAATGTTAATAATATAATTAATTAAAATATAGTATAATGGCAAAATGTCCAAATATTAATTTAAAAGACTGGAGTGATCTAGTTGACAAATTTGGTAAAGACGGTGCGTACTATATCTTTATGAAAAATGGTGAAACTGTTCCCTATCTACAAGGTAGGGAGCAAAACCAGTTCATATGGAATGTAGAGAATGAGCTAAAATTATTAAATTGGAAAAGTGATAACGGTAAGCGTACTAAGTTATATAAAGGATTTAGTAGGGATAAAGCCGCAGACTTGGTAAAGCAAATAAGAGAAAACTATGTAGGAAATTATATTATTAAATATGTAGCACCTGATACTAAAGGGGAATACGGTATTAAAATTGAAGGCTACCCATTACCTAGGAAAGCAGTTGAAGAATTTGCTAAAGAAACACAAGCAGATGCTAATGATACGATGGCTACTGAGGAAGCATACAAAAACTATCAGGAATTTAAGCGGCGGGAAGAAGAAGCTAATGAAGATATACTCCCTATTAATCATATTAGTAGTAGCGATATTCTATATAATAGCAAGTCCAGGAATTTAAACAGCTCCACAGAAAGATTTCAAGAACAGCAACAGTCTGAATTAGAAACAATTCTCCTATCTACTCTCCCACAGGTATCAGAGGTAAAGTACGATAACAAGTTAGAATCTAAAGGTGTACTAGAGCCGGGAAACGTAATACGTGTCAACCCTGAGACTATGACCAAAGACACTGTAGGGCATGAGTTTGGACACCTTTTAATAGACCTTAGAGGCGGTTTAAGCGACTCTTTCATTGCAGATGGTATAGAACAGCTTGAAGGTACCTCAATGGCTAAAAAGGTACGTGAGACTTACGCAGATCGTACTGAGGAGTATATTAAGAAAGAAATACTTGCTACTGCAATAGGTATGGAAGTTGCAGAAATATTTGATAGGGAAAATAATCAATCTAAATTTGAAACCTGGCTTAATAGATTCTTTAGATGGTTAATGTTTAGAACTGGACTTACTAAGAATAACGCTAGAAAGCTAGCTAACGATCTACTTAAAGGTAAGCCTTTAGACTCTAGTAAATACACTGGTAAACAGTCTGTATATAGCCAAGAATCAGTTCCTTTAGGGGATATTACAGAGGAAGAGGATGTAACATTTGAAAAAGACCCGGAAGGAGATTATGACTTCATTAAACCTGATAGAAAACTATTAGATGAATACCAAAAAATTAGGCAGAAAGCTACTAATATTATAACTACTAGGATTAGTAAAGCGCAAGCAGGAGGTAGGGCAGAGGAACTATCTGAACTAAGGGCTTTACTATATGAACTACAAGAAGAGCATAATAGGGATAAGAATGCTATATTTCAATTTGTAGCTAATTCAGCTAGTTTTATTAATCGTGAGTATTCTATATACGAGACTAAACAAAAGAAACTAGAAGCTGGAGATAATGAAGCGTTTAAATTACAAGACCTGAGTAGGTGGAACGACTTAATGTCTTCGTACGATATTCTTGATGATGTAGTTAACTTGCTTACAAATGAGGGTTTCTTAGGTACAGAGGGTAAGATTGAAGGTAAGATTTTCAACCGTATGAAAAGAAAGCTTCAAGAGATAGTAGCTAAAAAGAATGACCTTAAATCTCAGTACAGATTAAGAGGTAACGAGATGAATTCTAATGTACTTAAAAGGTATTCAGGCAAAGTAAGTATAGAGGTTAAAAACCTTAAAATGAAAGAGTGGCGTGAAAATAATAAAAATCACGGACTTTCAAGGGCAGAAGCAAAGAAGAAGCAAGAAGATTATGCTGATACTTACATGAAGAAGAATATAAACGCTGTAATAGAAGATACTAAGACTTTACTATTAACAGAAATGGATTTAGCTTCTGAGGATGTAGGCAAAGTAACTGCTTGGTTAGATAACATGTTAGATACAAATGACGCTGTTATGGGGGCCGCTGTTAAGCTTATTGTACTTAAAGATAGTGAGACTAGGGTAAGATCTGTAGAGTTTAAAAATAAGGCTTGGAGCCTAGTTAAAAAGCTTTATAAAGAGTCTGGGTATGTATATGGCAGTACTAACGTAGCTGACGTATACTCATTCATGTTAGAAACTAATAAAGAAGGAAAAAGAACTGGGTACTTTATAAATAAGCATATAAGTGAAATGGATAAAGAGCGTGAGCGTATTAAGTTAAGCCATGCACATTTACCTTATAAGGACGCTGCTCAACTTAATTACAGTTGGGAGAATGAAAACAACCCTTTAGATATAGTAGAGTATAATAAGGCTTTAAGAATTCATATGGAAACTCTTATATCAGAACATAGAATGACCGAGGAAGATATGCAAAAGTATTTCTTATCACAAGAGATTCCATATGCTTATAGGCCTAAGTTATATGATGTATTCGATATAGATAGTATAGAGGCTGCTAACGATGTAATGAGATGGATAAGAGTTAATAAAGATACTTATAGAAACCCAATTGAGAAATGGGTTAACCCTAAATGGGCTGCATTTGAAAAGTTTTTAAAAGACAATCCTAAATCTGCACAAGCTGAATTTTATAATCTTATTACAGATACTCTTACAAACCTGAATTCCGAATTACCACATGATAAAAGGAAAACATACCAATTACCATTCCTACTTAAAGACTCAGTAGAAAGGTATACAGATGGTCAACCTGTTGGTAAAACTTTGAAAGAAGGTCTTAAGGATATGACACAGCGTAGACTTGACGATATAGAAAGAGGGCAGTATACAGATGAGAACGATAAACCTATAGACTTTCTTCCTTACTATTACAACAGATCAGCTGAAACACACGAACACATAGTTACTTATAAGCTAGTAGTCAACGAGGACAGGCAGAAGTTAGCAGAGGCTAGAGGTAAAGAGTTTAAAACTCATACTAGAACTGTAAAAGCAAATACTGCTGAGGAGGCTATTAGTAAAACCATGCTTAATGTAGTAGGGATAGATGTTAACTCTATTAAGGTAACGCATTCAAAGTCTATAGAATGGAACGATGCTGACCAGTCTTATGACTTGATGAACTTATACACTAAGTATCATACAATGGCTGATAGATTTGTTACTATGCGTGATATATTACCTGAAATAGACCATGTTATGTATATATCTAAACAACGTGATTATACTAAGAAAGATGCTAATGGTAATATTATTAGAAAAGCCTTAGGTAAAGACAAAGTGGGTTCAACTGTAACTAAGGGGGTAGATGCAAACCTTCCTGGTATGATGGAAAGCTTTGTTAAATCTACTATGTTTGGCCAAACTAAAATAGATGAAGGCTCATGGGATATAATGGGTTGGAAGTTAGATAAAGCTAAGATGGTGGACGGATTGGGCAAGTATGCAGCTTATAATATGTTAGGTTTAAACTTAATACAAGGTATATCTAACGTATCTATGGGGGAATTACAACAAGTAACAGAAGCTATTGCAGGAGAGTTTATAACCTTAAAAGATTTACACACAGCTTCTATACAATACGGTAAAGAAATGGGTGTAATAATGGGCGACGTAGGAGAAGTAACAGGTGAATCTGTTATAACTCACTTGAATGAACAGTTTAATATCTTAAATGAATACGAAGGTGGAACTTATAAAGAGAATAGCAAATTTGCTAGACTGATGAAAACCAGTTCTTTATTCTTCATATCTAATATAGGGGAGCATTTTATGCAGACTCGTGTAATGCTTGCTATGCTTAATAATGTAAAAGCTAAAAATAGTAAGGGTGAAGATATCGGTTCTATTTACGAACATTACTCAGTAAAGGATGGACAACTAGTTCTAAGTGATAAAGTTGATAGAGTAAAATCTAACTGGACAGAAGAAGATTTTCATTTATTTGGCGCTAAGACTAAGAGATTATTAGCTAGGCTACATGGCGAGTATTCTGAGTTAGGTAAAAATGCAGCACAAAGGACTATGGTTGGTAGAGCTGCTTTCATGTTTAGAAAGTTTATTGTACCAGGATATAAGAAGAGATTTCAAAGGCAAATTACTAATGAATTTTTAGAGGATTATACAGAAGGTAGTTATAGAGGCATAGCTAAATTTGTCATTAATTCTACTAAAGAAACTAGAGCATTGGGATTTGCGGCTTTTACTGAAAATTGGAAAGAGTTATCTCCTAGAGAGCAGTCTAATATAATTAGGGGGGCGTCAGAATTTGGATTTGCAATGCTGTTAACTGCACTGTCAGGACTATTCCTTACTCTTAAAGGCGAGTCAGATGATGATAAAGCAAAGTATGCATATGCATTAGGCGCTTATTTAACTTTACGTGTTAAATCTGAGATGCTTTTCTTTGCTTACCCATTGGAAACTATGACTATTATAAGTAATCCTGCTGTATCAGTTTCTGTTATAGAGAACATAATCAAGCTAGCTGTTCAGATGTTTTCTCCTACAGAAGTATATGAAAGAGGAAATTGGAAAGGTAATCCTAAGATTCTCAAGACTATTATGAATTTAACACCAGTTGTAAAGCAGGCTTATAAGGTTAGGGATATAGAAGATTCTCTAGCATTCTTCATAAAATAGGCTACATGTCAGTCTGTGGACGACTTATTTGTAAATATACAGTTAAAATCGTAACCTTTTCATTCTACAAGCGTAGGGTATGGAGGGGAAGGCGTAAAGGTATAAGTTATAGTATGCATACTAATAATAGTATATATACTTGAGGTTGTACCTTATAGTGTAAAAAAGTAAAGGGGCAGTATTCTTAATTGAGTACTGCCCCTTTTTCTATTATATTCAATTTAAGCCCATTTAAGACATTAACAGACGACAGCGGATACAATGTACCATACGAACGTTAAAGGCGCTTAAATGGGCTTAAAATAGCCTTAAATCAAGTTCTACCAATTGTTACGTTCGCTATACACATCTTCAGCTTCTTCATTAGCTATTTCACGTATATAATTTTCGTCAATTCTAGAATTTTGAAGTTCACTAAAGGCTTTATACTGAGCAGCTTTATCAGTAGATTCTAAAATAGTTTCTAATGCTTTAGCTTTATTAGTATCCTCATTTAGTTTCAAGCCATATTTAGCACGTAGACGTTTATCCTCTACGATCTTTAGTTGTAATTTATCTTCTTCTTCTTGTCGTTTTTTAGCGACATCTAAATGGTACTGTATACTTTCTTTAACTCTTTCTTGTCTTTGTTCTTCTAAATACTCTTCATACAGATTAAAATCTGCAATATAGTATAAATTAGATATAGAGACATATTTAACGCTCCGTGAACAATTAAAAAGTGTATTATCTACCCCCTCTTTATCTGTTTCTTTTTTGTAAAGGTGTAAACCATATTTACTAAAAAAATAAATAGTTTCTGGAGTACTGTAATGTACAAATACTTCGTTATACTCAGTGTTAATACCTTGAATTTCTTCAAGAATTTCTTGCATGTTAGAAATACTTAGGTCATCCTGAATTTCACCATAATGTTCTGCGATGTATTCAGTTACGGGTTTCAAAAATGCGAATTCTTTCTTAGACCCTTTATATTGCTGTAATTGTTTTAAGTTGGTATTCATACTGTAAAATTCAAAATGTTAGTAATTATTAAATAGTCTCTGTAGGACTTAGTAAGCAGTGTAGGGTTCAATCCACACTGCTTTTTTTATTTACTATACTCGGTAAGCTACTACATCAATATTGTTTAAAAGAGGTTTAAGCTCATTTAGGTTTTTATTGAATACACGTAATAACCAACTTGTATTAACTTGGTTTTTAAATCTAGTTAAAGCTTTGTTAGCAATACCAGCCGCTGTACGTAAATTGGCAATTTCAGACTCATAAGTCTGTTTAAAATTAAGAATTTCAAGTTCTTTCTTACGTAATTTATTTTCAAAGAATCTTAAACTTTCATCTTCTTTTTCCTTATGTTTAAATTCTGCTATTTTACTTAAATTGTTAAGGCTTCTGTTTTCTCCTTCAACTATTTCTAAATAATTTTGTTTTGCAATTAGTTTATCTTTCAGTTCTTTAATTTCATCTGTAAGAGACTTGTCTAATAAATCTTTTACACGACTGTCATTCAGATCTCGTTTAATAAACGTAGTCGAGCGAAAAGGGTCAGCATTGCCTATTAAAATCTTATCAGATTCAACTCTAAGATTTTCAACCTGATTCTTAAGAATAGTGTTTTCAACTTTAAGATCTGTAATCTCTTCTGTATATCTTTCTACATCTCCAATACGCTTCTCATTAACTTTGTCTAAAGATTTAGAAAATTGTAAAGATGTATTAAGTACAGCTTCAGCTGTTTTAGACTCTGTAGCCTGTCCGACTACTTCTTTATTTACTTTAATCATAATGTATATTTTATTGTAAGGATGTTATAATAGAGTCTTCTAGATCTTGTATTTCTTCCACATCTAAACAAAAAGAATGTTGAAGCTTTTCATTGTAATCTTTAGTAAACTTCTTTATTTTCTCAGGTATAGATAATTCTTTTTTGTTTTCTTTAACTTCTTTTTCAATGTCTGTATTTAAATTACCTGTCTTATTAAATTCAAAAATAGTTTCTAAGATAAGAAATCTAAGATCGTCTACAGTTTCAATTTCTAAACTAATACAGTTAGTCACTATATTATCTAGTAATTCCTTTTTATCTTCTAAAGAAGGGTTTAAAGTAATAGAAGTTTCTCGTATAGTATCAGGTGAATCCTTAAAAGAGAAATCCCATTTTTTTTCAAATCTACCTTTTCTATTGATTAAGAAACCAGGCAAAGAAGAAATGTCATTGGAAGTAGCAATAGTGATTACATTTTCCCTAGACTCTGCCCCATCTAAATAACCTAAAAAGCGTGAATTAGTCAAGTTATTATACCCATTTTTTTCAAGTTCGTCAAGAACAATAACAATAAGCCTGTTAGGATCTCTATCGTTAATACGAATATCGTCAATAAGTTTACCAAAATCTACGTTATTAATATTGTCTATTACTAGACCAATTGCATCATATTTAGCTACGTATTCTTCAGCTAAAGTGCATGCTATATGAGTTTTTCCAGAACCTGGGACCCCATTAAAAATAACGTTCAGCTTGTTAAACATTTTCATTTCTTTACGAATTGTTTTATAGTCTTCGTCAAAGAATTTATCAAAATATTCAACTGCTTCTTGAAAGATTCCAGATTTAGGTCTTCTTGAATCCTTGTATCTTTCAATTCTTTTAAGTTCTTCATTTATTGAAAATCCTATAGATACTCTTTTGTAAGAATATAGTCCTGCTGGTAAAGTTGTACTTATGTTTTTTTCTTTTACACCCATTATGGTGTACTCATTTGTATCTGATACTCTAAACATAGTAATAGTGTTTAAATAAAAAAGCCCCAACTAATTTAATAGCTGAGGCTTTGGGTAATCATTTGTCTTGTGCAAAAACAACTTGATCAATTGCTAGTATGATGCCGTATTCTGCATCCTTGCATTTAGCATCATTCTTAGTTTTCTTTGTGTAGGTAATGGGACTGTCATTATATAACTTAAAGTCCTTACCTATTTTAATAGATTTAAATTCTGTCTTCATAGTCTAAAAAGGTAAATCTAGATTTTCTAACTGTTCTGAAAACGCTTTTCTAAATAATATGAAATCTATAAAATCTATCCGTATGTGTTTAGCTGAAGTATTGTATAGGTAATAGTCAAAGTTACTTTCATTATATTTCATAATGTAGGATTTAAATTCCTTATCTACTACCCAAAATACTTCGTTACATTCATTTTCTTTTATCCATCTATTTACTAATTTGCCATTGTATTTATTCCTGATTTCTTTAAAATCGTAATCTTCAGGTACTACGGAGTTAATAAGAGATGTAATATCCAAATTAAGGTGCTTTTTAAGCGTTTTAATGACGTTAATACCATTTCTGGTATAAGTACTAGTTTTATAGTTATAGTCCTTTAAAAAGGCTAAAAATGGCCTTATTTCGTCTTTGTTCTTTTTAAGTACTTTCCAATTAAAGTACCTGCTACTTGCAATAAGGTGGGAATCGTATATTATATTGTAACCTATATCTGATGGAAGCCCTAATAAATTTAATACGTCATCAGGGTCAGGAGATACTTCTACTTTTACAACATCATGTTGTAATTGGTGTACATAGTATAATACTTCATTTTCCCACACTAAACTGAATTGACTAAGAAGCCTATTTATTAAATTTATTGTGAAAGGGTTCATTTCTTAAGGTTTATAAGTTTCTAATTCCATGTTAGGTTTAGGCCATATTTCAGCCTTTATTGGTCTACCATAATTCTCCATATGAAAATATTCAGGGTAGAGTATGTTATGTAATTTTGAGCCTTTTTTAGCGTCCCAAAATTTAAGTATTGTCTGTTTGTGTTTACCTGGTATTTGACTGTAACAGCCCTCTGTGAAATATTTGATAGTTTCTTTTACATCAGGGGTAAGCATTTTGTATTCTAGTACCTCTACAGAGTTATAACTGTAAATTAGTACTATACAATCATCTTTTAAATATGAATTAATAAACCAATTATTATGATTAGTTAAATAATCTCTACTATCTCCAAGTAATGGTAATAAAAATAATGTAGTATTAGTTCTAGAGTGTTTCGTATCCATCTTTAGTATAGTATTCCATACTATGCTCATACTGGTTATTATCTATATGCCATTTAGCTCTGTCTAGTAGTTTCTCAATTTCTTCAGTAGCATCTTGTATGCTGTCGATTTTAAAAACTTTAGTCTCATGTGTAATTGTATCACATGCAACAATATAATGTTCAAACGTGTAGTCTTCTAGATTTAATTTATGTGCTAAGGCTTTAGTATAAAATGCTAATTGTCTATCATATCCAAAGTTTTTATACGATTCGTTAAAAGAATGTAATTTAGCAGTAGTTTTAAAATCTATAAGTTTAATTATTTTATTAGTATGGTCTACAACTACTCTATCCACCAAGCTTTTACACTTAACTCCATTGTATTCCCATAATATTTCAAACTCATTATAAGAGTCTTCATTCTCTTTAGCTAGAGGATGCGGTAAATCAAATAGCAAGTGTTTAGCTACTTTATGATTTCTACAGCTTAACTCCATATCTTTAATCTTTTCAAATTCCTTTGTTGAGATTATAGTTTTAACATCCTTAATTCTAAGAAAGGTTGCATATGATTTAAGAGTAGCGTAAAGTACCGTGGCTTTATCAAGTATCTTATCATCAGATTCTTTAGTTGCGTAATTTTGCTTATAACTTTGTGTAAGTATATCTGATAAAGTATCTTCATCATATACATTGTAAACATCTTCTACAAAAGATTTCTGCTGAGGGGATTTAGGTACTGTATAGTCATATACTAGTACTGTATCATCAAATTCTTTAGGTTCTAATATCCTAAGATGTACTAATTGTCCAAATCTAAAATAGTCTTTAGATTCTTCTTCTAATAGTCCGTCTATATATTTTTTGAAAGTTGCTGGAGATTTTAAGAGACAGTTTAGAGCGCTATTTGATACGTATCCTTTACGTTGGTAATAGTTCTTGTCTTCCATTTATTTTATCCTTAATTTTTTGTATAACTTCATTAACTTGCTTCTGATTCCTTGGCAAGTATAAGTCTACTTCAATATTATTACGAAATAGATACCACTTGAACATCTTCCATCTTAATGGAAATGTCTCAGTCATCATCCCTTTACATTCTATAATAAATCCATCTCCTACAAAGTCTGGTTTGTACGACATTTTACGTATTGATTCTCCATTGTATTTGAAAGGTTCTAATAAGATATAGCTATGAGGTTCATATTCTGCTTCAATACCAGCTTCTTTTAAAGCTTTATAGCAATAAGATTCTAATTTACTTAAAAATCTAATCCCGTCTACTATATTTGGCGTAGCGTTTCTAACTTTAGCATTAGCGGACTTTTTAGTCCTTTTAATCATAATTATAATTCTTCAAAATGTTCAGGAAATTTTGCTCTCAGTATTTTAAGCATCTTTTCTTCTTCGTTCCTTATTTCAATTTCTTGGTCTATACAATATTTAATTACAGAAGGAAGATCTTTCATATGCTTATAAGAAAATCTCTTAATTGCATGTAAATAACTTGTATCTAAATCTTTAATAAATCTAGTAATAGGCTTATCTAATAGTTTTTCATTCTTATCGTAATAAGATTTCCATTCTACGATGTCGCCTAAATACACTTCATACTGCATTAGTACATCTAAATCTTCTTTGTAAAATAAAGTACTGTCTTCAATTAAGCTTAGATTGATGAGTACCTGCCCAAATCTTTGATCTGGATTAGCATACCAATACTCTTTGAACTTATCAAAGTTTTCAGCTATATTCTTAAATTCTTCGTTTGAGAACACGTCATCATCATGTAAACGGTCTATAATATTGTGTTCAAAGAACTTGTCAATTCTTTTTGTTGGTCTCATTATACTTAATTTAAAAATACGGCCAGATTTAGCACCTGTTAAAAGCGGACTTTTATACCACTAACCGTATTATATTTTTATTTAATCTCTGCGCCTAAACGAATAATACGCTTAAATATTGGAGACGTTGAAGATGGAATAGTTAAGACTTCAATTATAGCAGGTTTGTTATAAAGAAGGGATCTTTTATCCCACATTAATTTTCTAGTGGGCATATCTAAAGTAGAGACATCTAAAATATAAATGCTAGTGCCTTTAGAAATTACAAGTTCACTTACTATACTAGCATTATCTTTTTTACCATAAGGTAATACTTTACACTTTAAATTAATAATAGTAAACTCTTCTTCCCTTAGTAAATCTATATTTATAATATCTACTTCAGAATTTGCAAATCCACAATGGTAAGAACTTTTAGGCTTGTGTAAAGTTACACCTGCTATATCGTTATCATATATTAAACGTGGTTCAATATAATTATACAATTCTTTATTAGTAGGTGCAATATAAGCTCTATTAAAATACCAATGTGGTTTTATACTATTTTCTCTTTTAAGAGCATTTTCTATAAACCACATGTTCGCATCTCTAGGGTCTAGCTTCATTTTAACTAAGCTTTTAGGATGTTTAATTACAACATCTGTAAATTGTAATTTGTAATCTTTAGGTAATTGCCCATATTCATTTAAAACCTCTTCATAAAGTTTGTTACCTTTAAAGTTTTTATATTGAAATGTGAGGTGTATTACAAATCCTATTTTATGAGTAAGGTCCCTAAGAAATTTAAGTTCCTTCCCTAATTCATAGTTTTTAACTAATTCATTTGTCCCATTTACTTTTATACGTCCATCTTTAATATATAAAGGAAGACCTTTAAAAAATGGCATATAATACAATGGAAATAATTCATCTGGAATGTTATCTAGATTGTCAATACCTTTAAGAGTAGGTACAATCATCGGTTTAAATTCTATTTGATTTGTTTTCATAATCTGATAATAATTTGAGAGTTTTAATTTTACCGTATTTTCTATAATAATCCGATAAGTCTTTCTCAGTCTTTCTAGGCATAAATAAAAAATCAAGATCTTTATTAAGTCTCCATAATTTTCTACTAGCTTTTAGACCTGGCAAGTCTCTGTCATATAAAATAACAATTCGTTTAAATTTATCTCTAAGTATACTTAATACTTTATCTGGTATATCGTGTCCTTCTCCATTAGGAGCTATTGCAGAGTAACCAAGTTCATGTAGTAACATTACATCCTTAGTGGATTTTGTAATATATACTGTATCCCTAGAGTAATCTAATTGTTCCCATCCTTGTATATCTATGGAAGTGCAATTAGTGTAAAACTTTTGCTTTTTATAATAAGGCCTGTATATTTTAGTTTTGGAGTATACAAAATAAGCAAACATTGGACTTGTTTTGGTAGCTGTCCAGTATTCAATCGCATTTACCCAGAATTTTTTTATTTGTTTTACATTATACAATTTTAAAGTATTTTCTGTAATACCAAAGTCTGCCCAAAAAGCTAGACCCTCAGCTGTATAAGGTATATCATCTACTACAATATCTAAATCTTTGTACTCTTTTATAGGTACAGTGATTGGTTTTCTTGTTACTTTATTTGATACATATTGTTTGTAAATATTTTTGATTATTTGTTTAGTTGATACGTTTTCTATAAGACTTGCAAATTTAAAGCAGTCTCCAGATTCACCAGTTCCTAAATCTTTAAACATGATATTTCCGCTTTTTCTAGACATATATAAGCCAAATGAAGGGTTAGAATCCTTTCTAAATGGGCTAATGTATACTTCACCTATTGTAGGCTTAAAACCTAAATAAGTAGCGTAAATTTCATATTGTGAAGTTTTTTTGAGTACGTCATCTTTAGTAATATTAATCACTTTAGAAGTATCATACATATATTAAAAATAAAAGGGGCAGCTATTACTAACTGCCCCAGGAGATATATTGGGTTAATTAAAAAGGAAGATCATCTTTCCCCGTCCCAGGTTTTCCTAGTTGGGTAGTTGTTGAAGAATTATCTTCCAAGGGGTTTTCTGTTCTAGGTGCTCTACTGCCATTAACAGCATCACGCTGCATTTTGTCAGTAGCCAAGACTTCAATAGTGGAGTCCTCTTTAGCAACCTTATCCGCACGTTCGATCCAAATATTGGAACCGCTTACATACTCAGGAGTATTTACAAATCCTTTTCTGTCATATACGAATTTAACACGAAGTTTCACATCTTTACAAGACGTACCTATTTTGTTAGATACGAAAGTAATAAAATCAAGGTAGCTTTTAAATGATTGTCCTTTGAGGTTATCTTCGGAAACAAATAATTTAGCTACATTGATAATACGTTTCATTTGAGCTTTGACACTGCCTTCAGTGATCAATTTACGGGCTTCTTCGACGCTGATTTTATTTTCTTCAGCACGCTTACTAACCATATTTTGTTGACCAGGGGTCATATCGTTAAACTGAGGCAATTCATTTACTTCCCATTCTGTGCGGATTACTTTTTGTCCCGCCTCATTAGTATAAGTGTACTCAATGAATGCATTACCGTTTGGAGAAGTCGCAACTCTATGCGAAAGTTCGATGTTTTCAGAAATCCCTGGATTGATATAGGTTTGAGAGGTAGATGTAGTAACCTCTTCGTTTATATTATATAACATATAGCAAGTTTAAAATGAGTTAGTCTATTGTTCGTATTTCTGATATTCTGAAATCACGTAAGACAAGTCATTTGGGATTTTGTATTCTGAAAATAATCCTAATGGTGATCGGCAGGTATTTTTGCCGTTATTCTCTGTTAAAAAGCTGTATTCAGGTTTATTACTAACCATGCTTACATCCGTGTATAAAATCATATGGAAATAGGCTTCAGGTTTAAATTGATTGCCTATTGCTTTTCCAGCTGGAACCTTAAATGAGGTTTTAAGTACTCCTTCGGAATCGTAGTTGTCTTCTGTGTGAGACATTACTACAATGGTAAGATCCTCTCTCAAGCCTCTAAGCATAGTGATTAATTCATATGCATCTAAGGCTACATCGGTATATTTACCGAATCCTTTCTCGTGTGATCTTTTCATTATTTCGTCAGTAATGATACTTGTTATAGTATCTACTATAATTACCTTAATGTCAGGTCTTGTATTAGAAATCTGAGTTAATAAAGCTTTAACTATTTGAGCATCTTTCGTCTCATAGTAATTAGTAGCTGCGATGTCTAATTTGCCGTTTTCTTTGAGAATTGTTTTGTAATTTGTTTTACTATTTGGAATAGTTAATGGCTTCATATCAGATGCTATAATGAAGGTAGTTTTGGGATCGAGATTACGTATACTTACGCTTTTCCCTGTTCCAATCTCCCCCATCACTAGTATCGGAGTTGCCATTTAATTACAATTTTTAGGATTTATTCTTATTTGTATTATACAAACAAGGCAAGTAATAAAGCATCAATAGACGTCATTTTACTTGGAGCTTGTACAGAACTGTTATATTCTGAATAAGAAACTGGTACACCGTTAACTTCAACATACGTAGAATATTTAACTACTTGTTTTGCAGGTTGCGGTTTTTTCCATCCATTTAATACGTTTACTACAGTTTCAAAAGGGTAGAGTTCAATAATGAATTCCCCTAAGAGATTGATAACTTTATTATAATCTTTTTTAATATCGTACACTGGTACTGTTGGAATAACTCCAAACAATTTAGGTAAAGAGTCTAAAGTTTCAAAAGAAATATCATAATCTTTAGATACTCCAAATGTTAAATAGTCTGCTTTATTTACTTCTAATTCAATCAAAGTCAAATTAGGATACAAGTTAATAAGATTTACATCTGTTACTGTATCTTTACGAAATTTACGGTTTATTCCTTCTACAATTAGAGTAGGAAAATGTTCTGTAAGTTTCTTGATTGCTTTAGCCAATTGTTTGTCTTGTGTTGTTGTTCCTATTTTAATAGCAAATTTCATATGCTTATATATTATAGCTTGTAGGAAGCTAATTAACGTTTTCAATCTTGTTGTACTTAAGATTGTTTTTAAATTGTAATACTCCAGGTTCCCCTTCTCGATTTTTTCAATTGTGTTACCGTGACTTTTTTAATTATCACTTCTGTATATTACTATACAGTTCAGACTATGTCATCATCCACTAGGGATGTCCAGCGCTCGTGTCAGGTTTATTGGTTAAACTCCTCACCTATTAGTCGTTGCACCTTCCTACTTACTTTAATGTTATTCTGTAGGCTTGGCTCAAAGTTGTCCCGTAGGATTTTCTCTGAATTCACTGGATTATTCGATACTAATTGCTTAGTAAAGTCACAAATTTTTATTTCTATGAGGTGTAGGTACACAAAATCTTTAGTTGGTAAGGCGTTGGTGCCATAACTTCTGATACCTAGTATTTCAGGTCTATGTATAACTAACACTATATCTGATGCTTGATAAACTGCATCTGCGCCAAATAGATCGCCTCGATTAGGGTAATGTAAGGAAGGGTTGTTTATTCTATCGGAATTTTCAATACCCCTATTCATTTGGGATATCTGTATAATGGTAGTGTTACAAACAGTAGCCTTTTTAGCAGCCATAAGCATACGTTCTAAATCAGCAAGCATAATTCGTTCTTGCTCACCGGCTCTTCCTTTGATTAGTAGTGTGTGGTCAATCATTACTAAAAGCCAACGGCCTTTAGCTTTAATATTTTGGAAATACTCGATAGTCTTCCTCATTTCTTCCACTGTGCCAGGTTGATCTACATAATAGATCTCATATTTCTTCATTGCATTGGCACTATTTTCTATACACTCTATATCTTTATCGCTAAGTTTATAGTCTGGATTACCACTATAAAGTTGGGTTGTTGTTTTGCTTAATTTTGAAGACAATTTACGCCCCACTTGTTTAGAGCTAGACATTTCATTGTTAAAGGATAATACACAGAAATCAACATCGGGGTTTAAATCGAATAAATCAGATTCTAACGAATTAACGAAAGAGCTCTTGCCTGAACCACTAATACCTGCTACTGTGATTACTATGTTAGGCTCAATGCCTCCCATACAAGAGTTGTTAAACTTTAACCATCGGGTACTAAGTGATTTGCTCTTTCCTTCTCTTCTATCTTTAATGTAGCTTACAATCTCATCTGCAGCTTTAGAAATATGTCTATAAGGCAGTGAACTATAAGAGTTTGGTTCCATCATCTAGCTTAGTTTTTAAATTGTCTATTATAGAGTCGATTTTCATCTTCTCCTCATATTCTTTCCAAGCTTCTGAACTTAACCAATTTGGCATTTTTTTCATATACATTAGAGATCCGCTCTGTGTGCGTTCTTCTACTTCAAAATTTAAGCACTTCATTATATGCTCATGGACATCTTTACGTTTAGCAAGTCTATTATACTTGGTTGCACACCGTGTACGGTCTGTGCGTAAAGATTCTCTTTTACCATCAGGTCTTACAACTGACACTGGGTAGGCAATATAGAATTCTTCAAAAAATCCTTTACCTTTAAATGTACGCATACATTCTGTGGTAATTTCTAATCCGTTTCCTGTTACTTCTAAAAAGTTCATATTAATGAGACTAATTAAGCAAGCAAAATAGTGACTATTACCTACTACTTTTTTGTAAGCAGCAAGTCTGGTTTCTTGATTTTCTAACAGCATCTGAAGTATTAAAAATTCATTTGCTGTGATTTTATTCTTGAGCAAATATTCAATATTCATACTAATTTCCATATGCTTAATTAATTTTAAATGCACATAGTTTTTAGGATATTATATGAAAAAATTTAGGCATTATTTACGCATATATCTTATTCAAATTTTAAATTCTACTTAAGTCGATATAAGGCCCGAGTTTCAATTTAGTGGCAATTCCAGCCTATCGTAGTACATTTTTATATGCACATCTCTTGTAAATAATATTATTTAATGGTCCCATACCTGTCCTATTACAGGATTAGCGGTCATCTTTACTTGTTTTACATAGTAAGTACCTGCAGTTTCCATTGAAGATTGTAATATACTAGCTGCTAAGTCTTTGTGACTTTTATCAGCTTCTAGTAATATTTCGTCATGTACACATTGTACGAGTTTTATAGGTGCGTTTAATAAAGGTCTGATACCTTCTGCTAATAATTTTTTACGTATAAGAACTAAAGCTGTTTTAGTACAGTCACCAGCCGTTCCTTGTATTGGGCTGTTCATCGACTTGCGCTCTATTCTTCCTTTTATTTTACCTAATTGACTTTTTTCTTCTTTAGTAAGATCATAAAAATCTTTACTGCTTAGTTCTTTGTACCTTTTCCATTCGGGCAGTCTTCTTATTCTATTTACTACAGTGTTCATTCTAATAAAACCTGTTTTTAAAGCTTCATTTTTGAACTTAGTAAACATTATCTTAAGACTTGGGAATCCTTTATAAAAAGCATCAATTAAATCTTGGGCTTCTTTTTCAGGTATTTTTAATGTCTTTGATAAAGTAAATGCACTTCCTCCAAATGAGATCATGAAGTTTAGAATTTTACCCATCTGCCTAAGTTTCTTATTAGGATGGGAATTAAAATATGCTAAAGCTTCTTTTTCTTCTGGTGTATTATCTTCTGGAGGTTTAGGTGGCACTTCTACATGTTCTCCTTTAGAAGCTGAAAACATCTTCTCTGCGATAAATGAGTGAGCGTCTCCAAAGGTTATACTTGTATCCCCATTGAAAAAATCAATGTAAGACTTGTCATTAGACATGTCAGCCATAACTCGGCCTTCTTGGTTGCTATAATCTGCTGTGATAATTACTTTACCTTTAGGGGCAATGAACGCACTTCTATACTCCTTACTACTTGGAATTTGCTGTAAATTCAATTATGTTATCGTAAAGGCTCTTTATCCTTTACTTCTATAGATTTCTCTATAGTTCGGACTATATCATTATCTATAATAGACATGTATTTTTTGTACTTGCAATTAAGTTTATATTCTGTATAATTTGAATAAAACCATTTTACAAATTCTTTTCCAAGATGTGTACTTGTAGATATTTCATAAAATTCTTCTGATTTTCTTAAAACTGTTCTAAGATTAATATTACCTTTAAAAGATTTTTTTATCCAATTAAAAAAGTTAGTTTGAAATTCTAAATTATTATTAGTAAATCTAAATTCTCCTCCTGACCATTTTCCTTTTTTATTTGCTCTTTTAACATTTCCATCCCCATCATGTAATCCTCTTATATACATTTTCATACATGTTAAAGGTTCAAAGTTAAGAAATGGAATTTTATTTTTATTGGTATTTAATCCTAATTCAGTTAAGTTTTTAATTAATTCTAAGGAAGAAATTCTTAATTCTTTATCTACTTTTTTATATGTAAAAATAGGACCTGTAAATTCTAAATAAGTTTTTAATAAATTAAATACTCTTTCAGAATCTTCATTTCTCATTCTTAAACATACTCTTGAATTTTTATTGTCTATATAACCATCTGTGGAAATTAAACCTATCAAATAACAATAAATAGGGTTTTGTATATTTATTTTATTTGAGTTTATTTTATATTTAAAATCTCCTGTTTGCATATGTATAAGTATTTTAATTCTTATACACAACAAATGGTTAAAGGTTACAGATATTGGGCACTCGTGGGAAGTTTATTGTTAGGCTCACTTCCTAGTCTCTGAACCTTCTAAACTCTTTTAACCTAAGTTTAGCTTGGCTGCTGATTGGCATATCTTACGACACAGCTTTCCAGCAATTCACCCAATTTTCTTTATGTATCACTACATAAAGCCCCAATTTTTTAGGGCTTCTAGAAGACATCCTACCAGTTCCTACAATCTGGTTAAAATTTGATCTTAATCTGCTATCTTTGTATAAGTGTTTATTAAGGAACTTCTCCCCAAATGAACTAACTGCTTTCTCATGTTCTTTAAAAGTAATTAATTCTAAGATAATATCTGGCTTTTCAAACAATAAGTTCAAAGCATCTCTTCCTACAGAGGCTTTACCGTCTTTATCTTCAGGGTATATATTGTATTCTTTATTAAGTAACGTTTTAACTTGTAGTGAGCTATTCCAATTAACATCAGTTAATCTACTTCTTTCTACTACTTCAAATAAACTCAGCTGATATGCTTTCTGTTCATAAGTAGGAAAATCTTTAATCAGTGTTTTATCAAGTTTAAGAAATGAAGCTTCTAATTCTCTTTTATGAAATAGATAAGCTTCTTTCCATTTATTAGGGTCTAAATAGAATCCATTATATTCCATATCCCCAACACTGAGTAATGTTGCAAATTCAAGTCTGTTACATCTACTAGTATTTAACTCGGCAGTAAGTACATCTTGTTTTTCTTTTATATTGAGTGGGTAAACTACATCTAATGCGCCATATTTAATCTGCTCATCAGTGAATGGGGTAGCTCCCCAATTTGTGAATTCTAATCTAGTTTCTTTTTCTACAGTTTTATTAAAATGATGATAGTACACTCCACCTAAAGAAAATCTCTTATTAGTCATAACCCATTTGGGCGAGTATTCGTCATTATAAATAACCATATCTGCTAGCATTGTATCGTATACATTTTGTAAAATGATACTATATTGCTTAAGCATGTTATAATCAAACTTAATATTGTGACCTACAAATTGTATGTCTTCTCTCTCAAGTAGACAACGAAAGTGTTTTTTTAAATCGAGGCCCCTAGTGTCAAATACATACTGGTCAGTTTTTGTACCAATCTGTAGCATTATAATTTTATTTTCTAAAGGATTAAGACCATTGGTCTCAGTATCTAATGCTAATACTTCCTCTTTCATTAGATCCTTTACTACTTCTTGAATATTTTCAATAGGTTTGTAAAAGGAATCTTCAGTAAATCTTTTATTCGTTGAATAGTAAAATACCATTTATACTTCCTTTTTTCTACCTCTAATAATTGTATTCTAGTTCCTGATACACGTATGTTAGATATTTCAAAAGGTTTTAAGTTATTCAAAGATGAAAATAGGAGAGTGCCTTTTACAACTACTCTCCTATCTTTATGTGTACTTGTGGAGTATCCTATTACAGCGTACTCAGTACTTATTGTTTGAAGTGTAGAACTGCTAATTATATTAAAATTAACGACATCCCCAACTTCTAGACTTACTGCTCTTTTATCAAGCAGTTTATTTTCCATATTCTATTTCGATTAATTGCACCGTTACTTTAACGCTTTCATTATAAGCTTCTAAATCGTCAATGCATTGTTTTATACTAATTCCTATATCCTCAATCTCTTTCTCTACTCCCTTTTTAAATACAGCCTGAAAGTTGTTTTTTAAAGAGTTGCATACGCTGATATAGGTATGCCGTTGGGCTTCAAGATTTGATTTATTGAATATAGTACTTTGAATGTAAGTATTAGCCATACTTAAAACTTCTTTTACTATAGCAAGATTATGATGAATTGCCCTAACAATAATCATTTGACTTTGGTAATATTCAAAAGTCAATTTTTTAACTGTAGACAATCTTTTAGAAATATTATTACTTTTTAAAGTAAGTTCGTCTCTTAGTTTAAGTAATTCTTTTAAACTGTATTCTTTAATTATAGTAGGTAAAGCTGTTAAGTCTTGGTCTACGTAATTGGAGAATATATTCTTACTCTCCGTTAAATGCGTAGGTATCTTTATCGTGTGATATTCTATTTGTGACATCGTATTTGATTTTAAATATGTTTATGATATTAGATTCTGTTAAGTTTGCGGTGTCAGAATATAAGAGTAAAGGGTTAATACTTTTATCGTTAATTCTAACCTCATAATGTAAATGAGGGCCTGTAGATTTTCCTGTATTTCCTAGTTTACCTATTAAACCTCCTTTAGCAATAAACTGGCCTTCTACCACTTTAAAGTCGTCAAGGTGAGCATAAAAGGTTTTAATGTTATGTCCATGATCTACTACTACTAGTTTACCATATCCTCTAGAACGATACACTTTATCTACTATTCCATCTCCAGTTGAATACACTTCAGTCCCTTTAATACCTGATAGGTCTATACCTTCATGTTTTTGATATTTTTTATTAATCGGGTGAAATCGTATTCCATAATAATCACTTATATACTTTAGTCCGCTTAAATTTAGTGGGCAGCCGTTTGGTATATTTAAAGTTTCTATATTATGAACTTTGTTTAAGTAATTAAATCCTGAAATGGTAATTTTTAAATCCTCTATTTCGTCTATATTTTCTGATATTAATATGATAGGCTGTTGAAATGATTTAGGCTGACTCGGCAAATACCCCATAAGGGATAAAAAGAGGACCATAAGCCATTTTTTCATATTATAATAATTGGTTCAACATAATCGACAGAGCAGTATGAATACTGATGCCTTTAAGCCTGTTTGGCTTAGTTGAGGGAGCAGGAGTCGAACCTGCTTGAAGCTATTATTACTTCTTCCCTGCCCTCATTATTACTGGCACTTATAGCTTAGTTTATATTAGCTAAGGTCTTGTGACCAGGCCAGTAATAAATTTAATGCGTTCAAAACATTAGCTTAACTCATTGCATAGTACTCATTTTTATATAGCGAATTGGGCGCTTATTTCTGTAAATAGTACAGGTTTGTAATTAATATTTTCAGCTGATACATTGATGTAACGTTTATCATCTAATACTTTTAAATGAAAATGCCCATGTATATTAGCTATGAACCTCTTATCATCTAACTCTATAGGATGAATGGGAATGTGAGTAAGGATAAAGCCTTTATATTTGATAGCTCCTGCAAATCCGCTTACATATTTAAGCATTTCTTTAGCATGTCCAGGTTTATCATGGTTTCCTCCTATCACTACTATTTGACCTTTAAGTCTTTTTAGAATAGAGTATTTATCTTTTTCCATTGTAATGTCTCCATGTAAAAAGATTTTATCGTTTTTATTTACAGTTGAATTCCATTGTTGAATAATGTATTCGTCGTGTTCTTCTACTGTTTGAAATCCTCTTTTAATTGCTATATTTAAATGACTAAAGTGAGGATCAGAGTAATGATATAATTGTGCCATATTAATAATATTAAATTGAGATAAGTTAAAAGCGGCATGGTTATTTTAACTATAAAATAGCTGGTATTTCAACCGTAGTTCATGCCGCTTTATTTTCTTTTGTATTTTATACCACAATCTCTAAATATATAATCACAATAATCATAATCGTTTACTATAGATTTAGCAGGCCTTATTTCAATTTCTTCAGTATCTACTAAACTAGCAGATCTTATAAGGTCTTGCTTTTGTACACTGCGTACTGACTTCCAATATTTACGATATTTATTATCTTTCTCTATTGGTTGTTTATAGCTTCTACTCATGATTTTATATTTAATTGATTGTATAATATAAATAGGGTCCCCTGTAGAATTCCTTATACAGGGGTACTAGTATTTACTTTACTGTAACTAGCTACAGTGAATAGGATTACCTCTAGAAAGCACCTATTGTGCCCGATTTCGTGTACCTTTATTGACGGCAGAGGATTCAGCGGCTCTTTCTTCTTTAATAATAATAAGAGGATAAGTATGTATTTTTGCAATAGCTTCAACTTGCTTGATACTATCACCTACTCTTATCTTTATATTTACTTTTTGTTTTCCTTTTTCAGGTTTAAATTCTAAAATAGAATAAGGTCGAAAGTCATAAGTGACTTTTTTTACTGTAATAGTAACTATATTTTTAGTGTCTTTACCTTCTAATTTGATAAGGTTTTGCACTTTTATCTTATTTCTTTTTTCTAAACGCCTTCTGCGAGTAGAACTTCTTGATTTACGCATAGGAGTAAGTTTTACGAGTTTGTTGTAGTAATGTTACTAGGTTCGGTTATTGATTTTTTAACCTTGTGTTTACGAGTTTCCATGTATGCCTTTAACTTCTTAGCTTTAAGTTTATTGCGTTTAGACTTTTTTTTAAGCTTTTGAACAAGTTTTACAGTAGGAATAGGTAGTACAAATGAAGTTTTTCCTTCTAATCTTGCTTCTTTCCATTTGGATTTATTTACAAAATTGAAGTCTCCTGGAAGTTTAACAGCTGCTTCTGCAGCATACTTCTTCTCTAATCTGTACACAATACCTTTATACTCTACGCATACTAGTGGAGTTTTAGGTACTTTAACTATTGTGGCTTTTTTAACAGTAGATTTAGGAATAACATAATTCATGTTTTTCTTAAGTTTTTTTCTTTTAGTAATTACCTCCTCGTTAGTACATTTATACTTACGAGATTTTTTATAATAAACTACAACTTCCCATTTCTTTTCGTTAACGTTTTCTACAAGTAACTTGTTGAACTTAGTATTGATAGCTAAGTCAGCTAACGCATCTTCTTGATTATCGTATATTCTACGAGATTGTAAAGGAGCTTTTACAAATGTTTTGTTAAGCTTAATATGGTCTCTTTTATTAAGATGCTTAGTTTTTTTACCTTTTACTTTTAAAGGTCTTACAGTTTCTTCTTGTACTTTTTTAGGAATAATTACAACTGGAGTCTTTTTCTTATTTAGTAGTTTAGCTTCTTGTATAAGCATAGAAGAAACTCTAGCCTTTTCAATTTTTTCCAATCTTATCTGTTCCAAGTCTTCAATACGCATATGAGTACGCTCAGCTTTTGTAGAATGCCCGTAGATAGCCTTTTTAGGCAGTTTAAAGGCTTTAAATTCTAATAGCATACTCTTTACTGCCTTTTTGTTTGGGGTCCTTAAAACAGGCTCTTTTGCCTCTAATTTAGGCTTTGGCATTTGAGTATTAAATTGATTATTAACTTTAGGGCGTTTTTTGCCTTTAGGTTTGAATATTTTATTAACTGTTTGTTTGAATTTGCTAGGTTTTGCAACTACAGTATCTTTAGATTTAACTGTTTTAAATAGTTCAGGATGTGCATAATATACCCCACCATAAGATAAGTATAAAAGTTCTTTCCATATACCTACTTCTAAAGTCTCACTTGCAAGATCTAGTTCCTCTTTAGTTAATAAAGGTCTAATTAAGGTATCATTTGTATACCTTTTAAATTCAGTATTTTTTGCTTCTGGCAACTCAACAGCTTTAGAGTAGTCCAGTGAATAGGTTACTTCGTTTATTTTAATGTCAATTTTTGATTTTTGTTTGTGTAATCTATTTAATGTAGTACACATATTTTCATTTGTAGACTTGGCATCAGTATATAAATTACATTTGTCACTATACCATTTAATCCAAAAAGATTTACCTTTAAAGTCTATTGCTCCAGCCTCTAGTGCCTTCTTTGCATTATTTTCCATCTTATTATTGTTAAATTGAGTTCAGACTGGAAAAGCGGGGGACTCCAACCCCCAATGTAGGGCTTAGACCTATACTTTAGATTGCCATAACAGGGCTGTTATATCGGCATATTTCCCGAAAGTGGTAATTAAGTAATTCATTACTGCAACTAATTAAAGCTACTAGCCCGGATTTACCTACTTCCAATACTTTTTCAAATCTTTCTTCTACTGTTGTGATAACAGTTACTTCTGGATGAGTTACGGTCCCCTGATGAAATATTTTTTGAAAGGCATTTGATATTTTATTTAAAAAATTCATGAGTTTCAATTTTATCTAAATGAATATTGTCGAATTTTGAGAAGGGTATAACGATGTCGTCACTAAGCAATTTGAAATGAATACCATCAGTTTCAACGGTGAAATCGGTGCATGTTTTAAAATTGTAAGTATGGCCACCTGATTTAAAATCATAAACCCTAATTTCAATTTTATCTTCTGATCTACTTAAAAGGTTCACTACCCCTTTAGGAGTAGGAACCATTATAATTAATTTACCCATATTTTCTGCCTCCCTCTATGAAGGTAAATGGACCTTCGTAGGTGTACAGTACGGGATCTCTAATTAGTTTGGACCTAATTATACTTCCTAGAATAGGGGATGCTTTATTAGAACCTTGTAAATACAACATACTAGGCTCTTTGTTTTTAATTGCAATCTTAGTAGATTGTAGCAAGGTTAAATAATTTGAGTCTGCAATGTCATTTATATCCCATAAGTAACGGATGTTAAAATGTATGGACTCCTTATACAAAAATATCTCTTTCTTATTCACATAAGATTTGACCTCACTAAATGAAATGGGGCCAGGTCTAGCTATCTGCTTAATATTTAATTGTATAAACGTGCGATTGCACGAGTCTTCCTGTACAGCATGTGTATAGGGTAGGTGGAAGCATTGCACTTCTTGCTTATCTTCATCTTTAGTTATAGAATTGAATCCTAAATAACCAAAGAAGAATAAGATTAATAAATATATGTATATTCTCATTTTGATTCTGTTAAGTTTCTGATAAAATCTAGTTCATTCACCTCTAGCAAGGCGCCCTATCTTTTTTATTCCTTATTATAAGAATCAGGTAGAATATTAAAATTCTATTTTATACATAGTATGCAGGATTCTAACGTCTGATATAATTTGGTATCATCTGATAGCTGCAGTTTCACACTAGCGTACTAGCTTCTACTACTGAATTTACTTGATTTAATAGGTTAATTGTTTAAGCCTATTTCTTTAAATTTTACTTCTGTTTTTTTATAAGCAATTTCATAAGATTTTAAAACAGTTTGGAGATCGTGCATTTTATAATCATAAAAAGCATTTTCTGATATTCCGGGGAACCCTGTATGATAAGATTCTCTTTCATATACTTCTTGAAAGTACCCATAATAAGTATCTTCAAGGAAACATTTCTCAAACCATTTTATATTTCTTTTAGCTGCAACATAGTAAAATCTATTTCTACAAAGATCGCATCCACATCCAATTGAATCTGTAGCATTTTTAAAATTAGTTTTTAATTTATGTGCTTCAATATTCAAACTGAATTCTGGATAATTGTATTTGATATATAACAATTGTACTCTTCGTTGTTCTTCTTCTATGGCTTCTTCTACTAACTTCTTAATAAATTTGCCATTTTCAAAGAACTTTTCAGTTGCTTGTTTTATTGCCAAGTTACTAAAAAAGCTAGTTTTCAGCATTGCTTAAGATTTAAGGTGCTTATTTACATCCTCAATTACTTTCTTGGTCTCTTTAACCATTTTATCTACTAAATCCCACGAGGCTTCAGTATTAGCTGAGAAGGCTTCATCATAAGCATTGACGAGTTTATTGTTGGCTTCTTGAACTCTTGGCCTAAGCTTAGCTCTTTCAGCGCTAAATGCTTTCACTTCAGAAGTAGCCAGGGAGTCTTCATCTACAGCAACATGTTGAATAATGTCACCTTCTTTAATAGCGTAGAATTTTTTAGCTACTTCACCTATTACGACGTGTGCTTCTAACCCTATGGTCTTTATTTTACCAATGAGCCTGTCTGTTTCTTTTGACTGTAGCTCCCCGATAATAATATTACCCAGGCCTCCTTCGATTTCGTTTACTACATTTTTGACTTTGTCTTTTGTAGCAAGATAGTTTGATGAAGTTGCAATTATAGGCTTTTTAGTAGCCTCTTGTTTATTTTCTTTAGTGCTCATTCTGATAAGTTTTTGAAATTATTAATATTAAGATAAAGACAAGGAGAGTGCGCCTTTCCGTTATATAAATATAACAGGCGCAGCTCTAACCTTAAGAGTCATTTAGTCCTCCTTTTCTACAAAGTAGTCGTCTTTCGCAGATTTTTTTCCACCAACTAATATGGTAGATTCATTTGATTCTTTTAGGCAATCTTCTAATGCCTCTTTGGTAATACCGGCAGCTTTGCGATTGTAATCAATCTTAGCCTGTAATACATCCATTAATTTTTTCATACCTGCAATACTCTCTTTATTAGAGCGTTCACAAAGGTCGATAACATTATCTTTGTTATCAGTCCAAACTCCTTCAGCAAATAAAGTATCTGCTGCTACTTCAAAAGTAGTAATTGCATTTGTACCCTCAGCTAAAGGTTGGAAATTTTGATCGGTAATGATAACAGTAACTTTGTATCCTTTCATGTCTTCAGTTGGAGCCATACCATATACTACACCAAACATTGGAGTACTATGGGTATGAGGCCGTTTGAATTCTGCTCCAAATTCTGGATCATCGTTATGCATTACAGTGTGGGCTTTAAAAACTTTTCCACCTGTTGTTAACATTGGAATATTGTGACCCATTAGGGTAGTTGTAGCAAATGCTTTTAATTTAAGAATCATAGTCTTATTTATTTGATTTTATTTAAAAATGCGTTAATTGCGGAGTTTGGTTTAACCTTAGTTGATCTTAATAATAAAGAGATCATTTCAAGATTAAAATTTTTGATTTTATTCGGTAGAATTCTCCAATCTTCTACATAATCACCTACTGTATTTATTAATGGTGCACTAAAAGGAGACAGTTTTGATTTATGCATCCTATAAAACACTAAAGTATTGTTTAACATAATAGAAATTCCTAAATACTTAATGGGCATTACTTGTCTGAACTGTAATTGATTACCTCCTATAAGATTAGTTTCTTCTTTTTTGTATAATTGATACTTCTTATTTTTAAATTCAATAGTTTCTTTTGAATCTACAATTTTCATCTTATTAAATTTTAGATG